AATTCCAACGCAACCTCCACTTATAATAAAATCATTTTTATTGAAAGCTCCCATAACAACAGTATTGTCATCAAAAGCTTCTATAATTGGAAGTCCAGCTATATCGTTAACGCTAAAAAGAGATCCAACAAGATTATCTGTTACAGAAAATAAACGGCCATTTGTTCCATCTATTGTGAATCTGTCTACTCCAGAAGATGGATTCGTATTATAGCTTAATAAATTAATTGCCCCGAAATTATCATAAGTCATTCTAAAACCACTTAAATTAGTATCAAAAGCAGAACTTCCAGCAATACCCGTGTTAAATTCAAGTATTCCCGATCTTGGGTTAATTAATATATTAGGCATATAGATAGATTACACTTATGTTAACAAGAACCTTCCTTTTAAAGATTTATAGTTTTGAAGAATTTCATTTGCAGATAGCGCACGATTGTAAATCATTGCTGTTGCTATGTTTCCAGTGAAGCATCTATTCTCATACTCATCAATACCAATCTTTATATCATCTAAAAGACTACTAGCATGACTAACTGTATTAGTAGCAGAGGTGATTCCGCTAGATTCACATAGATATGCTGTTGCTGCTGTGCTTGTAACAGAAATTGCAACCATACACCATGTCAAATTTGGTATTGTTAATCCACTACTCCAACCATAAGTATTACCAGCATCGTTCCAAGTATATCCAAGTTGATTGGATGAATAAAAGCTCATTCCAGTAGTATTTGTTCCTCTGGAATATAAAATACCATCATATGTACCTTGATTTCCATTACGTCTTATCCAAGTTACAAATGTCGCATCTGTAACTGTAATAGATCCTAAACATTGAACAAAGTCATCAGCTCCATCGAAAATAATAGAACCACCATTTGCGCTGTTATAAGTTGGTCCATTTGTAAGTGTTCCATTGTTAGAACCAGCTAAATCCCTCCAAATTGTTCCACTTCCAGAATAGCTTTGTTTATCTGCTGCGTCAAGACAAAGAACTAAACCATTTGTAACTAAATCTGGTCCACCTGATGCACTCATATTTTATACTTTCCTTTTAAAGCATTATAGTTTTGAAGAATTTCTGTGTCTGTTAAGGCTCTATTATAAATCATAGATTGATATATTTTAGTTCCTTCAACAATCCAATTATCTTCTTGGTCATCATAACCAACATTTATATAATTTTGATTATTTAAATTATAAGGATTTGATGCAGTTGCGCTTAATATTCCATTTACATATATCTTTGCTATTGATCCATTAATTGTTGCTGCAATTATATATTTTCTTTTCCATGAATTTGCATTAATTATAGCTCCCAAATCAATATTATAAATTCCATCGTTTTCAGCTGCGTAAAGTTGAAATGTATAAGTACTAGCTCCACCATAATAATATCCAAGGACTACTCCTCCAAAATCAATATTTGATGAAGATAAAAATGCACCATAAGAATTAGTTGGAGGAGCATCTACTGCAACCATATAGGTCATGTTATTTGTTACATTCGTAAAATTTCTAATAAATTGAATTTTTGAACTATTATATATTGAAAGAATAAATCCCTTGTCTGATGAAAGTGTTACATTTGTTAAAGTGCCAATTCCATTTTTTAAGGTAAGATCTCTACAAGTTGAACCGCTAGAGTAACTTTTTGGATTTGCAGGATCAATACAAAAAACCAATCCATCAGTAACTATTTTAGGAGAATGATGAAAGCTCATAAATTAAACCTTCCTTTTAAAGCATTCCAATTTTGAAGAATTTCAAGATCAGATAAACCTCTATTATATACATTAAAAAAATTTAATCTTGCGTTCCAAGTTGAACTATTTCCACCATATTCATCTGAGCTACCTAAATCAATGTTAGTTGAATTTAAATTGATATTTGCTGCAGTAGCTGTATTTGTTATTAACGTTCTTCCATTTTTACTAATACTTCTAGTTGAGCTATTCGTTAATCTTCTAAATGTCCATATATTCCAAGTTTGAGAGCCTCCACTAGCAACATTCGTTCTTGTATCTGGATCGCAACATCCCCCTTGATCAAAATAAACAACATTATCGCTCCATGTAACATGAGCAAAAATTCCTCTATTTGCATATCCAACTGATCCATAAAATTTAAATGCAGAAGTATCAACCAGACTATTTTGCATACAAATTAAAAATATTGTATATCCAGTTGTATCATTTATATTAAAAGAATTTGAAGCTGGACCAGTGCATCTATTTCCAAGAGTTGTAAAGTAAGAAAGTGCTCCAGCAGAAACAAAAGATGGACTAGAATACCAATTGAAATTTCTATTATTTCCACTTAAATCTTTCCAAGAAGTTCCAGTTCCAGAATAACTTTTTTTATTAGCAGCGTCTAAGCATAGTACTAATCCATCAGTAACTATCTTAGGATTATATCCTACTCCCATATTAAAACTCCACAGTTAATTTAGGAATATCTTTTCGTTCTCCATAGATTGTATAAAAATAATAGTTTCCATTATTACCATTTGTGATTACTCTTCTATTATTATAATCAACAACATAAATATTGGAATATACATTAATTGGAGTGAGATTAACTGAAATAGTATTTTCGTCAACTAAAGCGGACCAATAATTTGGAAGGTTTATGATGTTTTCATTAGTTTTTCCTCTTAGGAATACTCCATGCTCTGGGCCTTCTAAACTGGCGTATTGAAGTTTTTTATTGTTATCTAAAGGATGATCTATTAAGAATGATTTAGATGTTGCTGCAAAATGCCCAATTACTGTTGTTGTTCCAGAGAAAGTTTTTTCTCCTAATATTGTTTGATTGCCAGTTTTAAATACAACATTATCATTAATAAAGCCGCTAAGATTATTTATTTTATTATTAAGAGTAGAGCCAGTACTAGCAAGATTATTAATATTAGCATAAAGCGCTGGAGTTACTCCTACTCCACTAATGTAAAATCCAATTCCTCCGTCAGCTGACCCAGCTGGATCATTAATTGAAAATGCACTATTATTAATAGTAATTACACTTATTGACTGTGGGCTTCCAAAACTTAGGCCTGTTTTATAAAAACTAATAGTTCTTGAACCCAAAGTAGATGTAGTATCATTATTGAAATTTATATTTCCATTTAAGTTTATATTTCCATTGTATTTTGGTCCACCAGCAAGTAAATTAATACTTCCATAATTTGGATTTCCAAATGTTGTTCCTGTGCCTCCTATTAAATTTATGCTACCACCTACAAAAATACTTGGATTTGCAGTAGAAGTATCATTTGCTCCAAATAAATTTAAAGAATAAATGTTGTTGCCCTTAAATCCTGAGATTGTTTTTACAGTTAATACTGATGATTCTGTAAATGATTTATTACCATCTATTGTTTGATTACCAGTTGTAAATAGAATATTACTACCAGTAGAATTTATATAACCACTTAAACTATTAATTTTATTATCTAATCTGCTGCCCGTATTAAATGTTTGGCCGCTAAATACTATGTTTTGAGCGTTAACATAACCACTTAATGAATTGATCTTATTGTCTAAATTACTTCCAGTTGAAAAAAGATTACCAGATGAAGCACTCCAACCGCTTAATGAATTTATTTTGCTATCTAATCTACTACCTGTGTTGAAAGTTTGACCACTAAATATAGTATCTTGGGAATTTACATATCCGCTTAGAGCGTTAATTTTATCATTTAAAATGCTTCCAGTTAAGGCTAAATCAGTTGAAGTTGCATACCAATTTGGTAATCCAGTTAATACTGGAACTCCACTTACAAAAAGTCCATTTGTGAAATTACCACTTCCATATATTGTGAAAGTATTACCAGAAATAACTAAAAAGTCACCTTGACTAGGATCACCGAATACTGTATTATCTACAAAAGTTTTAATTCCACTTATGATTTGATTGCCAGTAGTATAAACAATATTATTACCAAATGAACCACTTAATGCATTAATCTTGTTATCAAGAATTGATCCAGTAGAAGCAATCTGTCCACTAAAGATAATGTCTTGACTATTAACGTATCCACTCAAAGAGTTTATTTTATTGTCTAGTCTACTTCCAGTATTAAATGTTTGACCGCTGAATATATTATCCTGAGAATTTACATATCCGCTCAAAGCGTTAACCTTATTATCTAAAATTGAACCTGTGCTAAACAATTGTGCATCAGTTGCAAAATTAGCATCTAAATTTCCAGTATATCCCGTAAATAGACCACTTAATGAAAGTATGCTATTGTATAAACTAGAACCTGTAGAAGCTATCTGGCCGCTAAAAATAATATCTTGCGAGTTAAGGTAACCACTTAAAGAGTTGATCTTGCTATCTAATCTACTACCTGTGTTAAAAATTTGTCCGCTGAATACATTGTCTTGAGAGTTGATGTAACCACTAAGTGAGTTGATTTTATTATCTAGTATACTTCCAGTAGATGATATTTGGCCACTAAAGATAATATCTTGTGAGTTAACATAACCACTTAAAGAAGTTATCTTATCGTTAAGATTACTACCAGTTAGTGATATTTGCCCACTGAATAAAATATCTCTAGAATCAATGTATCCACTTAGACTATTGATTTTACTATCAAGTCTACTTCCTGTATTAAATGTCTGACCACTAAAAACAATATCTTGGGAGTTTACATAACCGCTAAGTGAATTTATTTTTTCATTTAATAAAGCTCCACTATTTATAATTATTCTTTCAAGTTCGCCACTTAAAACAACTCCTGTGCCATTTACTGTAGGACGATTTGTTAAACTAACATTTCCATTTACTATTGAAACATCTACTCCAGAAATAGAAAGAATATCAACATTATTTAAATCAATTGCATTAAAAACTCCAGTTCCAGAAACACCAATATTATTAACAAAAGTTTTATTTCCAGAAATAATTTGATCACCAAATGTTAATACTGAAACTCCACTTAATGCATTTATTTTATTGTCTAAATTAGCAATTGTAGCGAAAGACCCTGTTAAAACTTGGTTGCCACTAATGTAAATATTTCCATCAACTCTTAAATTTCCACCACTAATATGAACTTTTTCTATTGGAAATAATGTTCCAACTCCAAGTTTGCTTGCCCTTTTTTCTGAAATTATATTATTTTCGCCCAGTCTAATGTATGGACCTTTAGAGTTTGAAATACCATAAATTGACCCAGTTTGATATATAACAATTTGATCTCCATCTATAGCAGTATTTATAGATGGTCCAAATATTGTATCTGTATAATAAGAATTACGTATAGAAATTACATCCTCAAAATTACCTCCAACAAAAATATTTTTTATTTTAATATCTGTTGGGTTTTGAAATGTACTTAAAGAAATTCCACTTATATTTCCTTCAAAAAGTGTTCCACCAATCTCTTCGTTATTTGTATTATTTAAATAAAATCCATTTCTAAAATTTTTAAATCCACTTATAGCTTGATCGCCAGTTGTATAAACAATTGTACTTGGTAAAGTTATAGATTTGCTATCAACGTAACCGCTCAAACTGTTGATCTTGTTATCTAATCTGCTACCTGTATTAAACGTTTGGCCGCTAAATACTATATCTTGAGCGTTAAGATATCCGCTTAGAGAATTAATTTTATTATCTAATCTGCTTCCTGTGTTAAATATTTGACCACTAAACGTAATGTCTTGAGAATTGACGTAACCACTTAAAGAGTTAATCTTGTTATCAAGAGTTGAACCTGTTGCAAATAATTGGGAATCGCTCGCAAAGTTAGTATCTAAATTTCCAGTATATCCTGTAAATAAACCGCTTAATGAAAGTATGCTGTTATATAAATTAGATCCAGTCAAAGCTATTTGACCGCTAAAAATGATGTCCTTACTATCAACATATCCACTTAGACTATTAATCTTATTGTCTAAATTAAAGCCTGTAGCAAATAGATTAGCAACTGTAGCATAAGCGTTTAAATCTACTCCTGTTATTAATTTATTTCCGCTAATAATTGGAAATACATCAAAAGTTTTAATTCCAGAAATAGTTTGATTACCTATACTATAAACTACTGGATCATATGAATTAATTAAATTTTTATTAACATTATTTCCAATTTTTGATTCTGTGCTTCCGCCAATTGCATCTATACTAAAATAAAGATTTTTATAAAAAAGATAAGAATTAGCTACTCCATTTATAGCATAACTATTAGCGTTTGCTGGAACAGAAATTGCTGAACCAACTACTACTGCTGTAGAAGATGCATCTTTTAAAAATATTCCAGTCGAAGGATTCGCTGTATTTGTTAGCACGCTATTTAATAAAGTTAATCTAGCAGCGTTTTCAACTTGAAAAGCTTTTGCTCCAGTTGTTTCTATTTGAGAGTTACTTATATTTAAAGTACTATTATTTCTAACGTAAGCTAAAACACTTGCAGAACTACTAGTCTCAGCAAAAGAAATCGAAGATGTTCCACTTACTATATCAATTGCTGTTGTATTTACTCCTTCTGGACTAAGTTTTAATATATCTCCTTGCAATCTTGAAGTTGTATTTGTATTATTTGAATATAAACAAGTTCCATTATCTTTTGCTATCAACCAACAATCTTGAATAAACAATCTTTGAGGGTTATTTCCAGAAAATAATATACATTTATTATTTGAAGTGGCCGTTACTCCTAACCCAGCTATTGAAAAATTATTATCTGTTATAGTTGAACCAATACCAGTAGCTGCAAAAACTAATGAGCCAGTTATTCTAATTGGATCATTTTTATTTGTATTATTTCCTATTAAATTAATATATCCTTTATCTATAGTTAAATTTTCAGCTATTGGGCTAAGAAGCGTTATATAAGTTGGATTGTGAAAATATGCAATATTTTTTGCTGCATTGTAAGCGCTACTTAAAGTTTTATATGGATATAAAATATTTCCATTTTCAATATATGAATCTGTTCTAGTGGCATCAACATAGAAATATGAATTGGTTTGAATATATGGAATATCTCCACTTAATAAAACGCCAGTTCCATTTACTGTTGGGCGAGTATAAAAATTTTTGGCTCCAGATATATTTTGATCGCCAGTTGTATAAACTACATTTGATATAGTTTGAGATGTAGGAATTACTCCAGTTAATACTGGATTTCCACTTATGTATATTTGATTATATACATTAACAGAAGAGTTGCCAGATATAACTACATCAATACCAGAGAGAAGTAATTTATCAATATTTGAAACTTTAACTGAACTAAATATACCAGTACCAGAAATGGCTACATTATTAACAAAAGTTTTATTTCCAGAAATAATTTGATTCCCAGTTGTATAAACAATTGTGCTTGGTAAAGTTATTGCTGAAGCTTCGCCAATTAATAAAACTCCTGTGCCATTTACAGTAGGCCTAGATCCAAAATTCTTGACTCCGCTAACATTTTGGTCACCAGTATTATAAACTAAATTAGGCGCAATAACCTCATAAGCGAATCTTCCACTATTGCTTACTAATGTTTTAGCTTTAAAAATCTGTGCCATTTTTCTTTTTATTCCTTTTGTTGGTTTTTTAGGCCAAACTGTCGCTTTTTAAAGCGAACTAAAGAGTAAAAGAATTATTAATTCTATTATTCTAGTGAATATTACACTAGATAAGTTATTGTATAGAAGCAAAAGTATGGATTTTTGCGCCAGCTTCTAAAATATTATCAGAAAGTACGCCTGTATATCCAGCTTGACTGATTGATCTTGTTGATAAACTATACATTACATTTCCAGGAACTTCAAGAGTTGCTAAAACTTTTGGTGGTAGTGCTCCACCAAAAGGTACTGGATAATTAATTTGATATTCATCTAATCCAATTGCTAATGTTGTAGTAAATACTTGATTACTAGATTTTGCAATATATGTTCCACTTGCCCAACCGCTATAGTTATTTATTTTAGTATCTAAAATACTTCCAGTTAATGCAATTTGTCCACTAACTATAAGATCTTGAGAATTAACATAACCACTTAAACTACTAATTTTATCATTTAAAATTATACCAGTTTGAATGAGATTACCACTTAATGCATTAAATTCTGTTTGAGAAGCATAAGTATTATCTAATGAACCAGTATATCCAGTAAATAAATTATATAAATAACTCCCAGTAATAGCTAAATTATTAGAAACTGTATTAGATAATGCTTGAAAATATCCACTATTACCATTTACTTCTATAGTATTTGTTCTAACATTAAAAGTAAGCGTCGTACCATCTAAACCAGTAATTGCTAAATTTCCTGCACCAGCATAACCAGTAACATTAATACTATTTACGTCAGCATTAGCAGTATTAATTAAACCTTGTAAGTAACCACTAATTCCAGTGAGTTCACTATAATAAGCTAAACCACTATTTCCAAAACCAAGTCTTAAATTTGAACTATTATCCCATGCTGTTCCTTGAACTGGTGTTAAATTATATCCGCTAAGTCTAATATGTTTAAATGCGCTTATCATAGTTTAATTCCTTTCATATTATTACACATTTTTTTATTTTTTAACTTGAATATTTAAGTAATATCCATTATTTAAAAGATTATCACTAAAATTTATATAAAATCCAGCATTAGTTATTGATCCAACAGTAAAATAATAAGCCATATCATCTATTGTATTCTGAAAAGTGCAAACAACTGATTTTGGAGCAGTATTTAATACTGTTGGATATGATATGTAATAATTATCAGATCCAGCAGTTAGATTTGCTTTGTAACCAACTATGTTCTCGCTTTCAAAATATCCACTTAAAGGAGATGCATCAATTTTGATTGATTTGTAAGGATTTTTATTTGTATTAGTTAGTATTGAAATTCCTGTGCCAGCAATAAATTCTAAAGTTTCTGTTCCAGTAGGAATTAAGTCTCCTTGTCCACTTACTTTTATTACTTTAAATACATCAGAACTTCCTGATGGTCCTGCTGGACCAATTGGACCTTGAGGACCATCTGCTCCAGGAATAAATACGTTAGCGTTTGTAGGGTAACTCGGAGAAGTTACATCCGTGGTTATCGCATTTGGCAAAATTACATCTACGATTACATCTGCCATAAAATTAAAAAGATGTTACTTCTGGACTTACAATGAACTTTCCTCTAATTAGTTTTATAGAATTACCAGTTGGTACTCCATAAGGAAATCGTTCTATATCATAAACAAAAGTTCCTACTGGAATACTTGCGGTTGTATAAGATTCTACGTTTATATTTACTATCCCAGATGGATAGTAAGACCCATTATTACCAGAAACAATAAATGGATTTAAATTAACTAAAACTTGTTGATCGCCTGTGTATCCATAAGCATATTTTACAACTCCTCTAACACCATATCCACTTAAATTTATTGGATTGTTATTAGAATCTCTTACTCTTAATGAAAGTTGTAAATAGTCTCCTTGAATAGTATTTATATTATATGAAGTGGCCATATAATAAATTACACGTAGGATTTATAATTTAATTAAAAAGAAAAAATAATGAAAGATTATTTTAGAGCTTAAGGCACATTCATTGTGGTGCCATTGACCTTCAGAGTTCCGTATATATCTACTCCATTAGGAGTTATTTTTATACCAACTCCTTTTATACCTTCGCCAGCTGTACCACTAATAAAATTAAATCCTACAAATATTGCATTTGATGATCCTGTAATTTGGTTATTATAACCAAACACATATGAATTTTGATTTGAAACAAGTTGGTTATTTCTACCAACAGAATATGTTCTATAATTATTTATTAAATTACTCGCTTCACCAATTGAGAAAGTATTGTCATTCATGCTTCCTCTAATGCTATTACCTAAGTAAAAATTATAATCTCCACCTTCGCCAGTAATAGCACCATTATTAATAAATTTACCAGTTAAAAATGGATAATTCGTAGCTGCTAATTCAAGTAAAATACTTGAATCAGATGTATTATTTGATCCAATTATATAATTACTATAAGTTCCACTTAAAAAATTAGTATCACCAATAACAGTGTCATAAAGACTATTTGAAAAATTTGTTATACTTCTTCCGAATATTTGATTATAGCTTCCTAAAATTGTATTTAAACTTCCGATTAGAATATTTTCGGAATTTGTTTTTAATGTATTGCTTTTTCCAAATACATAATTATAATAACCACCAAATGAGTTATTAATTTTACCAAAAATTAAATCTCCATTAGAATTTGATAAAGTATTTTCATTACCTATAGCAGTTCCATCAAAAGTAACATTTAAATTATTTCTATTTCCTAAAATTAAATTATCAAAACCCGTTGCAGAAATTGAATTATTATAATTTCCATAAGAACGAACATTATAACTATTTGTAAATTGATTATAATTACCTACTGAAGTTAATTCTACTGCTCCATTTGTTATGTTATTATAATCGCCTATTGTATTTATCATATAGGATGCCCAACCAGTAAATACAGAAGGATTTCCTTGTTTGTATTGTTCTACATTATTATTTGCCCATAAAATATTATTTTTACCAAAAGTATTTGATAAACTAATTCCAGAGAGATAATTATATGAACCTATAATATATGAATAATTTGAATTATCTGCATAATTTGCTTTACCATATACATTAATCAGTTTTGATTGATATGTCATATTGAAATTACCCATCGTCATATTTTCTATACCAGAGAGTAGAAAATTTGAACTTCCTATAGTAATTTCTGGGCCATCTCCAGTATATCTCATAAAATACGGAGAATCTGTTCTATTCCATTGGCCTATATTAATTCCAGGACCAACACTTGTTATTAATTGTCCTATTAAAACTGGGTAAGCAGTAATCGTATCTGTTTTAAAGAAGGGTATATTTAAACCACTATAAGCAAGTCTTTCGCTAGGATTATCGCTATTTCGATCAACATCATTATAAGATAAATAAATACCACTAGAAAATCTATCTAATTCTGTGAATGAATTTTTTTGGTTATCAAAAACTTGCAAATAAGATCTTTTATCTGTCTTCATTTCTTATAGCTAAATTACACTTTTATTTTAACAAAATAAAAGTTTTTTTAGGACTACTTGCCTTCTGACAAAATATCTTTTGTCCTTTTACTTAAATTAGCTTTGTTTTCTATATTTTTTGGAATTTTATAAAGTGAAGTGAATTTTTTAAATTCAGCAACTAATCTTTTAGTAAGAGTCTCTCTATTATCAATTGGAACTAAACCAACTTTATTTGCATGAGCTTGTAAATCGCTCTTATTTAAATCATTTAGAAAATTCAAATATTCCTTTTCATTATTCGTTGAATATTTTCCTGATCCAGTATCACCCCAAATTTGATCTAATGTTTTATATTGAATATTCTCTAATTTTCCATGAGTTTGGGAAAGGTCTTCTAATTTTATTGATTTTCTAGGCATAAATGTAAATAATCTCCTTAATATATTATAAATCTAATAGCGTTAATTTCTAATATTTATTTAAAAAAAAGACCCAGTAGGGATTATCCTACTGGGTCTTTAAATTAATCTAATTATTAATTAGACAATTAATCCTGCAACTGTACGGGCATCAATACAAACGCGACCCTCTTCGAGAGAACCGTAGAAACCAGTTTTCTCAGAACGAGCAACGAATTGATCGTCTGGAAGAACGCTGAATGTTGAACCTGATTCGGCTTGACGAGCGATTGGGCGGATAAAGCCTTCTCTGCTTAGATCAAGACCTACTAGAATTTCATTTGTAACGCTATCAAAAGGTTGTGTGCCTTTGAAAGCATCAAATAGAGCGTTATATTTTGCTCCAACGCCAAGTTCAACGAGTTCATGAAGTGTTACTCCATAAAGTTCTTGAGCTCCTGCACCACGATAGATTTCTTCACGAACTCCATCTGGAAGATTTGTCAAGGTTGTTGGCAAAGTATTAGCACTAGTAGTAATACTCATTGGTTGGTAAGCAAATGCACGGATATCTGCTTTGATCTCAGGACTAACGAATAAATCGGTTAGGCCATAAGAACTATCAGTTGTGCCACCAGCATAAGAAGTATTAATTCTTTTTACTAGTGTCATTAGACTGTTTAGATCACCTAATCCAAATGCACCAGCTGCTGCAGCTCTGGTAATATGACTACCACTTTGTCCATTGTTTGTGCCAACGGCTGGAGTACGAGCTTCTGCAAGGGCTTTTAATACTACTGCCCAAGCATTACGTTCTTGTTTTACGAGAACTTCATTGCTCATTCTCTCTACTGCTTTGCTTACTACATCAATACGTCCACGACGAGCATAACGCTTTAGGAAGCTGACTGCTGTATCTAAACGATATGTAGAAACTTTCAATTCACTGAATCCTTCAACTGCTGAAGAAGGTAATCCACCTGCTACATTTTGACTCCAAACTGTAACATAATCTTGGGCTTGATCAAACCATAGATCAAGAGGAATACTGGGATTATCATCTTCATCATAAGGTGCATCAGTGTAAATTGCACTGGCTGTACCAGCTTGCATTAGAACCTTGGCTACTACTGGTCCAATGAAAGCGGCAAAAGCTTCGGTGGCTTCACGAGCTACTGTAACATCTCTGCTACCCATAGCTTTTACAAGCTCAACTTGCTCTGGTGTATTTTTTAATTTGATTTTCATTTTCTATAATTCTCCTTAAATTAGAAGCTGAGTTTGATTAAAGCAACGTTATTAACTGGCTTGCTTAGTAGGGTACCAACTTTAACTGGGCCTGAGCTTGTGCTCAATTCGCCAGCACTTGTTGATACATAAACTCCATCGCCAACATTGGCTGTATTAGCAATATTAGTTCCACTATAAACTACTACGCCTTTAGTTAGAACTGGTACTGCTTGACCACTGATGGCTACTCCCTTTTCGGCAGCTTTGCGAGGTTTGAAAATTAGTTTTTCACCATTTTCATCAAGCTCTTGAGTGCTCATTAGGGTAATTCCTAGTGGTGCTGCATCACTGCGAACAGCTGGTGCAACTTTTGCGTTTACAGTATAACGGTTAGAAACGACGTTGCTTAGTCCTGGAACTCCAAGACTGGCGCCTAAATCAACTGGTACTGTTCCAAGAAATCCTGTTCCACCTGGAGTTGTAGAAGCTACAACTGGTTGAAAACCGTTTCCTGTGACTTTAACTACTGTGCCTGCTAGAGCAATAACGCCATTGGCGTCTTGATCTGCTTGAACGGCAAAGAAGTTGACTACATCATGCTCACTGTAGTCTCTTAATGGTCTTAATGTAAATGCCATATATTTATTTCTCCTTGTTTATTATTTAATATCAAATCCTTCAAAACCGAAAGCTTTGCTATATTTTTCACGTAGCGAAAGTTCAGCGGCTGTTGTTGAATTTGGGATTGAATTCTTCTCAACGTTAGAATTGTCGAGAACTTCATCTACAACTTCGGTTGCAGATTGTTCTGAAGATGTTGAAGCTTTAATTTCTTCTTTAACTTCGGAAGCTTTACTTTTTTTCATTTCTTCTTCTTTTGCTTTTTTAGCAGCTTTATTTTTTTCTTTCATAAGAACTGCCATCTTATTTTTATAAGCAGCAAAAGATTCATCGTTTAAATCTTTGATATCAGTTGCGATAACTTGACGATCTTCATCAGAAAGGTCAAATTCTTCGTCAAAAGCAGCCATTCTTAAATTGAAGGCTTCTTCTTGAGCTTTAGCAACTTTTTCTTCTTCAAGTTTAGCAAGAGAAGCTTTTACTTTTTTTAGTTCTTCTTTTACTTTTTCACTTTCAGTAGATAGTGCTTCGTATTTTTCTTGAGTAGCTTTGATAGCAAGATCTTTTTCATTCTTTTCAGCTGTGAAAGCTTCAGAGGCTTTTTTAAGTTCCTCTTGAATAAAATCGGAAACGCTAGAAGCAGTTACTTGCTTCAAAAGCTCATCGGTTATTTGATTAATATTTTCTATTTTCATAATTATTCTGTTTATAACTCCTTCTTCATTTACAGTATTTTCTTCGTCTTGTGAAATATTATTTTCACAATTAATATCAGAAGAATCTGACATTTGGTCATTTTCCTCTGGTTTAGAAATTTCAACTTCTAAACTTTGTTCATCTTTGGTAGCCACTCCTTGTACATCAGCAGCTGGATTAGCTGTTAATCCTATCCCTAGTGGAATAACATTTCCTAGTACTTGGCGATAAATAGATGTATTTTTGTCTATTTTACCAGAACCACCAAAAGCTTTTAAATTTTTCTTTAATTTGTCTTTTTCTTTTTCATCAGTTACAAATTTAGCATTTTCTAAGTTTTTATTATTATCATTAATAAGAACTAAATCGTATTCATTAAATCCAAGCTCCCAACTAGCACTTACGTTCATATAATTTTCACTAGAAGGATCATTGCTTTCTTCTATTAGATTTGATAATTGAGGATTAATAATTTTCCAGATTACTCCGCCAAGAGTAATATAAAATGGCTCTTTCATATCTTTTACTTGATCTTCGGCAAGAACTTCATTTGTACCAAATTTACTAAAACTAGCAGTTAATATACAACCAACTACTTTTGTTCTGTCGTGTTCAACATTAATTGGTTTATTTATAAAGTCTTTAAGCATCTCTCCTGCAGTTAATGAATTTACTACATCGCCATTTTTATTAACTCTATTAACTACACATGCATCAAAAGCTATAGGAAGAAGATCTACATTTTTTTCTGTATTAATTTCTGGTAAAAATTTCTTTAAACTATCAATAGAAGCAAGAGAAAGATATTTATCCTTCTCTTCACTAACTAGTGGTTTAATTTGTAAATTTGCAAATGTGGTTGTGAATTCAAAATTCATATTTTATATATTATTACCTAGTCCGTAAATAATTACACCATCATCTTCATCTTCTAGATATAATTCTTCAGCACTATTAAAATCAAAATCATTTAAATCAAAATTTTTAATGTCCTCATCTGCTTGCAAGAAGTCTTCTTCATTGGGTTCAAATGCAGCTTCAATAGTATAATCATTAAATGAGGCACGAGCGATATCGCTATCAGCTTTACGATATGCATCTTTTACAGGTTTACCACTTACCATTCTAATGAACATATTTACTCTAGCCATCGCCCATTGACCACGAGTCTTTCCTGGTCTATGAGAAGATGAAAAAGCTCCAGCGCCACGACGATATACTTTTTTTAATTGACCTAGGGTTACTTTCTTTTTATTTTTACTATTATGTTCTTTTACTTTATTTTTTAGTGCTTCAATAACTTTTTTTGAAAATTCAATTGCTTTGTCACTCTTTGTTCCTGCGCTTCCAGGCTTATTGCGAGAAGAGCCCTTTTTTCTTTCTGAGGGTTTTGATGGTGTTTGGGCAGATGACTTTGGACCAGATCTTTTAGCTTTAATCAAATCAAAGCCATATTGTTCAGAATTGTAATTCATATTCTTATATATAATATACACAAAAAGGGCATATATTTTTAATTAATTTTAATTATTTAATGAATTTTCTATTAAATTTGCTTCTGCATCTCGTCTTCTACTCATTCCTTTTTCAATACTACCACCAATCCATATTCTTTTCATATTTCTTATTTGATTAGCTATAAAAGATAATGCTTTTTGATCAAAAGTAGTTGTTATTGCCATTCCATCTCTTATTAATTTCATTTCTCGGCGGCGATCACCTTCTAATGCGTTTCCTCTGTTAAATACAAGGCTAACTAAACCACCTTTTGCATCTTCTGGAAGATTATCAAAATTAGGAAAAGTTTGTTTTGTTAAATTCCAGAACTTTGTTACTGTTTTATTATTAAAAACTTTTAATGCAAGATCCCAAGGAATACTAATATCTTTTAATCCTCTAACAAGATTCTTAGCGTTATATCCTTTGATGCCAACAACTTTATATAATCTATCAAAAACTTCTTTAGGAAGATCTTTCCAATCTTCGCTAAATTCTGCTTTATTAACATAACCCAAATCGTAACCTACCCCAATTGTAACTCCACTTTGACCTTCGGGCCAAGTTGGATTTTTTAAAAATTTATTATAATAGTTTTCACCACCTCCAACTTCAAACTCTAATATAAGATCTAAGGATTTTTTTGAGAGCATTTTATTATTTTACCATTCAGCCATAGAAACTCTTATCCAATGATTAGTTCCAGCACCATAATAAATGAAACCACCATCTGAAGCTAATTGTCCACTTGAGCCTAGAGATGATACGGTAGTAGGATAATATGAACTATAATCATATAAATTTAAAAGTCCACCTTCTGGTGAAGGTGCAAGAGTTGTTGGAAAAAAAGTAGATAAATATCCTAATCCTTCTTTTTCTTTAGAAATCAAAAGTTGATTTGATTTAGCTTGATTATAAGAAAAAGAAATTTCGCCCATTTTATTCCCATTCAGCTAGAGCTGTTCTAACCCATAGATTAGTAGCTTTGCAAAAATAAAGATATTGACTATCTGCAGTAATTTGTCCTGCTGTTCCTGGAGATGTAGAAGTTGCTGGAACATAAGATGTATCCATTACAAATCCATTACCATATCCAGGCCCAGCATTTGTAACATAATCAGCTAGAGATGCTATGAAATCTGCTGGGAAATCTTTTGTTTTCATTGTATATTAAATTACACGATTTTTAACTAAAATAAAGATAAGGATTATAAAAGAACATTGCGCCAGTTTCAACGCCATCATTATTATTTAAATAAACAAAACTTTCTGCGAAATACATATGCAAAGATACATACTCTGCTCTACCATTTGTTGCATCGTTACCTGCTGTAGAGAAAGTTGGTATTGTAGCAGATCCATTTATAATTCTCCAACTATCATAAGTATCATCTTGAACGGTTTGAGATAATTTTTTTACTTTTGCTTTTGATGTATTTGGTCCTAACCATTGAGACATTGCATTAGAATCAGAATCTGCATCAAACGTTGTGTATGGATTGTTATCTCCTAGAAGTGTTGGAACTTCGTTTCCACATACTGCAATATAATTTACATAACTTCTATAAGTTGATTTTTTAAAATTAATAAATATTCCACCAAAATTTTTAGGTCTTAATTGATCATTTTTCGCTATTCTAACAGAGCATCCAAAATTAACAGTTGTTGCTTCTGCTGGAATTGATATAGGTAACTTTGATCCTCCACGGCTAAAAGTTTGCGATCCCATTGTTTCTGATGAATATTTCACCCAACTTGTTAAATCTGTATTTCCTGCTCCATTTGCTGGAGAAAATACACTTGAAATAGTTCTTATTAATCCAAGATCTGTGTTTATTAATGGATACCTATATCCAACTGGTAAAATTTTCATGAATCTTTTTTGTAATGGTGAGTCATATGGTAATTGATCATATGGTGGTTTTGCTACATGAAAAGTTTTACGAAATAATGTTGCATAAGTTCCAGCGTCATATCTTAATGGAGAATTATGCAAATATTTAGACATAATAACTGAACCATCAACAGTATTCCCGTAATAATTATTATCATATCCATCGTAAGGATAATAATTATCTTGATCAAAATTAGGATTTTTTATTAAATTTGGACCATTATAGCTTATAGAATCTGCAAAATTTTTCGCACTAATTTTTCCTAAACCTTTATGAGTAATTGAAATATTTTTCATTTTTTAAGTATCCTTAAGTTTTGTTTTGGTTTAATATAAACTTTTACATTATAATCAAGATAATCAAACATTCCTGCGCCAAAACTAAATGGAGTGGTAAAGTCATTAAAAAAAATTTCAGTTAAATTAAACATGCTTGGCCCACCAGCTTGTCCAAAAGTAGATGCTCCCAGCGAACTCATTGTTGCTTGAAAAGTTATAGATTTTAAATTATTTCTAAATGTAACTCCAGACTCACTGAATGAAGTATTTTGAACAGCAGTTATTCTTTTTCCAAGTATTAAATTTGATATATTTGCTCCAACAAATATTTGAGAAAAAGTAACGTGGTTACTTATAGCTAATCCATCTCCAATAGTTAAATTTTTTAAAGTAGTTGCAGTAAATGGTGCATCTGTATAAGCATAACCATTTGGATCTATACTATATGGATTTATAGTAGTTACAGAATTTGGAATAGATAAATTTGTTAAATAAATACAACCATAAAAAACTCCAGGACCAATTGTTATTAAATTTCCTGGAATAAAAGTAAAACTTTTAGCATAACTTTGATAAAAACAATGAGACTGAAGATTTATTGCTCCTGAGCCAATTACCACATTAAATTCATTTGATCCAGATGGAGCTGCTCCTGTTTTTTCAAATGCTCTAGCGCGAATAATTATTACGCTATTAGGAATAGTTAAAGTACCTCTTAAAGATCTACACCCATAAAAAGCTTGAGTTCTAATATCTAATAATCCTTCATTTAATACTACTGTTTGCAAACCCGATATAGTAAATGCATCTGTTCCAATTATTGTATAATTTGAAGGTATAGTTATTGATATTAGTGATGTGCAATTTACAAATGTTCCTTGAGGAACGGTATTTATCGTTCCATTAATTGGTAAAGTAGCACTAGCCAAATTAATGCAATCTACAAATATACTATCTGACATACTTGTTACAGAATTTGGAATAACTACGCTAGTCAATCCAGATCCCCAAAACGCACTACTACCAATTGTTGTTAAACTGCTTGTAGGAAATGTAACTGAAGTTAAATTACTACAACTTTTAAAAGCAGAAGCTCCAATTGTTGTTACGTTATTGCCTATTATAAGAGTTACTAAACTTGTGCAGCTTAGAAAAGCGCTGGCATTAATTTTTGTTACTGGATGAGGCCCATTACTTCCATCATCATGTGTATCTGGTATAGTTATGGTAGCATCACCACAGCCACCAGTTACAAAATAAGAGTCTGTTCCTGCATCATACGAATAAGTAGTGCTAGGCATATAATTTAATTATTTATTTTATCTATGGTCTTGTCTATGATATTATCTTGAGGAACTTTTTCTTTTAACCAAGAGTTTAAAACTCCAAAATAAACAAGATGTTCACTATCAATAAGATATAGTTCATTATTAAAATTATCTTTATAAGGTTTAATGCCAGAATCTATTTTTAGTTCTATTGCTTTTTCTTTTTTAAATTTGATCTTATACATTTCAACAAGATTATTATATCTATCTCTAGCCTGTTTTGTAATTAATGCATCATCTCCAATAAAAGAAATTAATCCGCCATTATCTTTATCGTATTGTTTTGGAGTAGTTGCGTCATAGGATGATTTATCATCTTGTATTTTATTTGGTGTTACGGTCGTGCAACCAACAATAAGAAGATTAAGAACTAATGCGCTTACGAATTTCTTCAAGATTTTTCTCCTGTACTTCTTTTTCTATTTCGCTTTGATGGTTAACTTCTTTTTGAGCTTCTTGACGCTCTTTCATTTCTTTTGTATTCTTTGCTCCGAATACATTATTAATTGCTGAGAATATTCCAGATACTGCTGAGAGTAATGCTTGCAGTATTCCAGTTGGCATAATTACTCTACGTAACTTGCTGTTGCATCTTTACATCCAGATGCAATAGCGTTAAGCACCTTTATAGCTAAAGCTGTATTGCCGTCTAACCTTGCGAATTGTTGAGCATAAAGATCTTTGATTACAGTAACATAATTTGCCCAATGAGTTTTTTCTTCTGGAAGATAATCAGTTAGAGATTTTTGTAATTCTGCTGGAGTTGGAGCAGTTCCAGCTGTTAGCCCTTCGACAATACTTGCGACATGATTAATCATTTTAGCTTTTTCTATTCTATCTGATGGAGAAAGAGCTTGATCAAGAACTACTGTGCAAGCTAATACAACTGCTGGTTTTACATAAGGAAGTGCATTTGAAACACTTGTTGCTGGATCAACCTTACCAGTTGGTGTTGTGGCGCAAGCGCCAAGAAATAAGCTCAAAAGAGCAACTAGTACTAATTGTAATTTATTCATATATTTTCTCCATTTGTTTTATCTTTTGCTTCAGTTGTTTGAGCTACTGTTCCACCAGTAACTGCTGCATCTTTTACTGTTAATGCAAAAATAATACCAGAAACAACTGCTATTAATTTTGAAATTCCAAGAATATAAACTTCTGCTTGATCTGGAAGAAATGCTACTAATGAAGGGTCAGAGTGAATTGCTATTGCAGTACAAACTGCTACAACTGTAGCTATGCCAGACGAGCTAGATCTCCAATTAGGGCCAAATATTTTAGATAGCATAGTTTTCATAAGATATTACACTATATTATATATATTAAAAATTAAAATATCAATACTTTCTTTTGATTATTTAAAACACCATATAACACATTTCCACTAACAAATAACCCTCTTCTTCCAAAATCTGGATCAAGATCAAAATCAAAGCTTAATGTAGCAGTTTTATTACTTCCGATAGAAGAGTCGTAATTAATATTTGTAAATTTACAGCCACTAAAAATCAATTTTGTTTTATCTACTCCTTTTCTTGAATTACTAAAATCAACAACAACATTATAATCATCATCTCTATTTAAAGTATCAAAAAATGAACCAACAAGATTTTCTTCAACAATAAAGCTTGTATTTAATTTTCCATTAATTGGGAATTCTATTTTTCTCAATAATGGGAATTTATAATTAATTGCTCTATAAGATTTCCTATTAAAAGATAATGAATAATCTAAGCTTTGAATTGTATCAGTATAAAATAAAACCCCAGTATTACTTGTATAAAAACTAACAGTTGCATCTCCTGGCAGAAGAATATTTTGTCCACTTATTGCAGTTTGATTATAATTTAAAGCTTTTGGAATAATTATTGTATTATTATTTACTTGATTGATTCCAGATCTTAAATCTAATAAAGTATACTTTACGCCAGATCCACTAGTATAAAAAACTATATTATCAGCAACGTAACTTTGATTTACTATTGGTAAATTTCCAAGCGAAACATTAAAAGAATATTCATTGAGATAAGAATTTTGAAAATGTAGTAATCCATAATTTTGACTATTTGAATTTATTATTTGAGTAGTATTAATTGGATTAATTAAAGAATTTGTTAGTGTAGCGTTTTCAGAAAATAAATCATCATCATTCTTGTTTATTACAAGATAAAAATCTCTATCATTTAGTAATCCGCTATTAGTGCATAATCCAGAAAACATTGGGGCATTAAATCCAGAAAAATGATTAACATTGAAATTTAATCTATTTTCATTTGTAACACCATCAGGAATATACGAAAAATTAAAAGTTACTTCTGGTGGTCCAGAAATTCCGCGAAATATATTTTGTTTTTGCCCAAAACCTTGAGCATTTAATCTGGGCTGTTGGATTGAGTAATTGAAATTTTGTATTTTCTCTAATCTTTTAAGAATAATATTATTAGCTAAGTAATAATCAGAACTTGCATTTTGCTCGCCGCTATATGGAGCAACATATAAACCTTCTACATTGTAGATTATTCTATTTCTTGGCATTATCCTTAATCCTTATATAGGATTACACTATTATTTTAAATTTAATATTTACCAAGAGGCCAAAGCCGTTCTTATCCAAGTATTTGTAGCTATGCAGATATAATAATACTGATTATCAAAAGCAATATCTCCCGCAGTCCCTGATGAATTGGCAGAAACTGGAGCACTCTTAAATAAGCCTGCACTTCCATCCAGATTTATTTGCTTATTATTAAAATATAAATTCTCTCCTTGGACTTTAATAAGTTTTCCATCCAGATTTATATATTTTAACTCTATTCTTTCTTTCATATTTTTACTCCCTCTAATAACGTGACCCCCCCATATGGTCTGTATAGACTTTGGGGAAAATCACTTGAATTTGTTTGCATCTTTTTACGGGTGCGAGCTTGATTCTCTAGACTCTTTCTGTTGTCCTTATGGACTGCAGAGATGGTCACGTTATTAGAGCTATGTAAAAAATATTTCATAAATTACCATCTAATTACACTTTGTTGGTTTGGATCATTAAAGTCTGGTCTAGACTTATATATGAAAAGTTCATTTTGATTAAATTCATAATCTCTTCCAGAAATTGCATAAAATGGAATTTGGGAATAAGTATTATTATCTTTTTCATCATAGAATTCTAGCACTCTATCATAACCAATATACGTTTTTTCCACAACAGGATAAGTGTTTTTGATAACTAGCAGGGTCTGTTCTGCTTTATCATCTCTATCAAATTTAATTTTTAAATTAACTTTTTTAGCTTGATGCAGATTAGGTGATAGCGCTTTTTTAAAATTAACTCTTTCTTTTTTAATAATTTCATTTTGTAAAGAATACGATGTTGTATTTGGAAAATAAGAAATACCATCGTTTTCGAATATAAAATTAGGATTAAAATATCTTAAATTAGCAGTTAAAGTTGAAGCCGAAGTATATGCAGCTCCTCTAACGTCAGTTGTAAATCTCATATATTTTCCAATTTTAACAGGAGGTAAATCATTTATAGAAAATTTAGGTAATAAATATGCTCCTGTTGGATTAACATTTGCGCTTGCAAAAGAACCAAATCTTTTGCCGCTACTTAAAACATATAAAGAAGGAGTATTGTTAGTCTGGCTAAGTGACATACTAGAAACCTTTAATGGGACACTCGAAGAATCGTTTACGTTTCTCCATCCAGAGGTATAGATGCTATTTTGACCTAAATATGTATGATTATTATCTGCAAATCTAGTATAATTATATGGATAAGTTGCATTTCCAGATGATCTATATATATTTGTAAAATTAATTAAATCAGGAGCTATACTGTAACTAATATTTGAATTTTTTGGTTGAGCTATTACGTATAAATTGGTACTACCGCTATTATATAGTCTATAATTATTTTCATTTATCCAATAACTTGGCTCAAGGTTAGAATTATTTCCTACATAAATTCCGTTAGCTTCTAAAATTGGTGCTCCTACTATACCAATTCCTCTTCCACTAGCTATAGTTGGATATGTTAAAAAGTAGGATTGTCTATCTTTATTACCATAATTAATTTTATTGCCACTTTTAACATTAATTTCTATAAATGTTTCAAGATGATGATTTTTTGGTTGAATATTTATTATCTTTCCACTTACTAGGTCATAATTTGAATATCCATTGCCAATAATTGGATGAAATCTTATTGATTGTAAAGCTAATCCGCTATATTTACTTTTGGGATGAAATACGACAAAGTTGTTATTTCCAGAAACTCCAGTAAAAAGACTGGCTGGAGTTTTTTCATAACTGTTATCTCTTTTCGCATCATTTTCCATTACCATATAAGGTTTTGCTCTTAAAGAAGATATGTATCTAGTGTTTGAATTTCCTGCACCAGATTCTAGTAGACTGCTTTTAGGCTCAATAGTATAATAAACAAAATTTCCAGGTTGTAAATTTTCAGGAATACCTAATAGTCCACTATTTTCGTTAATATATCTTCTAAAAGTATTTCCTTCTAAACCTATACTTAACCATTTTTGTTTTCTATATTTGTTTTTATCTGTAGAGGCCAAAGATACTGGTGGAAAAAATCCAGTACCAACGGTATCAATAAAAAATTGCTGACCACTATTAAGAGTTATTCCTTCATTTGCATTAATGTAAGCGAACCCTCCATTTGGGACTTTTTGAAGACTCAAGACTTGATTGTATGTAATATTACTCATATTAGTTTAAAGCCCAATTTGTAGCAATTGGTGTAGATCTCCAATCTCCATTGATTCCATTTCCGCTAACACAAATAAAAAGATAATCTCTATTAAAGGCTATTTGTCCGCTATATCCTGGAGAATTAGGATTAGAAGGTACATAGCTTGGTTGAAAAATTAAATCACTTTTTAAAGTTTTTAATCCAGTTATAGTTTGGTTCGTATTTAAAGTTACGTATCTAGCGTCTAATTGCCCAGAATTAGTAAGCTGTGAAGTAAATATTTGTAATCCATTAAACGTACGCATAAAATATATTACACTCGAAATAAATTATCCTTAGAAAGGATTACACTATTATTTTTATTAAACTTTACCAAATGGACATTGCTGTTCTTGTCCAATTTGTTCCGTTATGTCTATAGTGATAATTAGCATCATATGCAATCTGCCCAAGAGTACCAGGGCTATTAAAATTTGCGGGTGGATTTGCAAAAGATGTTCCGCTTATTATAATCGTAGCAATTGATCCAACTGTATAAGTTGATACTCCATTTCCAGAAAAATTTAATATAGAAGCTATGCTTTGATTGGACCCTTGGTTTTGTATTATTATTTGTGATCCAGATCCAGTTAGCATTGGTGTTTTTGTCCAATAATCACCATTATGTCTATAAAAATAATCTTTATCAAAACTAATTTGCCCACTATATCCATTGCTTGTGTGAGTTAATGGCACACATTCAGATCTTAAAAGTATTCCAGATGCAAAATCTAAAGAAAGAGTATGATTTCCTGCTGAAGTTTTAGTTCTAGAAGTATAATCTCCGATTAATACTGCTCCAAGATGAGAAACATTATTACGAAAGCCGCCTACAATAGATGCACAATTACTTGTTATAGTATTACAATTTCCACCTATAATTGATGAACAACAATTTGAAGTTATTTTATTAAAAAGACCTCCAAAAATTACATTTTGTCCTCCAGAAATTGAATTACAAGATCCTCCAAGTATAACATTAACTGAGTCAGAATCAAATATAAAAGCTTCACTACTCTTGCTAATATTATTCATTCCTCCAATAATTACGCTCCCATAAACTCCAGAAGAAATATTACATGCTCCTCCACCAATAAACTGATTACTCCCGTAGCCAGCGGTTGTAATAATACAGTTACGGAATCCCCCTACTAAAGTATCATTGGAACCAGGAAGTCTTGACAAATTAGCTCCACCACCAGGTCCTCTTGGAACTCCAGTTATTAAATTACAACATCCACCTACTAATACAGAACTATTGCTTTTATCAATTGAATTATTTTTTCCTCCTAATATTGCAGAATGGCAAGAATTGTTTATTAAAATATTTTCTCCTCCACCAATAAAATTAAATTGTCCACTTAAATTACCATTAATAGGAAGTGTTCCGTTATTATAATATGTTACCCTTTCTCTTTCTGAAATAATTTTATTATTTAAACCTCCGCCAATAATTGAAAAAATTGCATCAATGGAATTATTTTTTCCACCAACTATTCCATTGTATCCAGGACCACTGCATATAATACCAAAATTAGACGTACCAAATACAGTCTGAGTATCTGGATATTCACCTGTTATTGTTCCTGGATATTGAATGTTGTATGGGTAACCTTGTTGCATCTGAGCGCAGGTTGTTCCTTTTATGCTGTTATTATGTCCACCAACTATTACTGATTTTGCACTACATACAGAATTATTTGTTCCACCGCCAATAAAACTTCTTGAACCATGAATGTAACAACTAGGACTGTATCCGTATATGGGATCAGTAAAATAAAGAGCACATGTAGAACCAGTTATAAAATTATTTTGTCCAGCTCCTATAAAAGAAGCCCCAGCATTATTACTAACATTACATGCCCCTCCAACAATTACAGCAGATATATTATAATCAACGAAACCTAGGAATTTTCCAGAACCATCAACGCTTATATTGCTTACATCTATTAGATCAGAACATGATCCTCCTAAAATTGTATTACCACAACCATCTGTTTGAAATACAAGATTAGGAACTGGTTTAAGAACTCCATTAGCGCCAACTTCGTATGTTTGGACTGATTTTAAGCTCATAATGGAAAATCCTGTATCATTAGTCTTTTCCAAGTATACAAGTTGTTAGGTTGATCTACTTGTGTGCATATGTAAATATGAGGAGATGAAAATATCATCTGCCCAGTTACTCCGACTGGACTAGAGACAGGATTTGAAGAGCTTGGTATACTAACTGAATTATTTTTAGATAAAACTAAACCATCATTAAAAGTTTTTAAATTTTGTACGTCTTGGTTTCCAGTAATTCTAATATATCTAAGATCTAATTGTCCAGAATTAGTCAGTTGAGTAGTAAATACTTGTAATCCATTAAATGTACGCATTTAATAAAATTACACAAAATTAATTAAATTTACTGTGATATAATATACTAGCTAAATATTCAGTTACTTGATGTTGTGCTGCTATTTCTTGTATTTCGTTGAGATTATCTTGATTTTTATCAAATGGTTTTTCTATGTATTCTTCAATTTTAGATACCCAATTTTCTGGATTTTCGTTAGCTATGATAATTTCAGATATCTTTTCTGCATTTTCCTTTTGTTGATTGCTTAATTTTTTAACATTAAACTTCTTTCTAACTGCAGATTTTACTTCTTCTTCTAGAGTTTGAATAGCTAGAATATTCTCTTTAATTTTTGTTATTGAAAAATTAGCTTTAGTTTGAGTTGGTTTTTTACCAATTGGACTTACATTTTTTGTGCTTTGAGGTATTCCAGTTGTACCAGCTGGTCTTCCTGCTTGAGGAGTTGATCCGCCAATAAGCGGTTGATAAAGACCTTCGTTTCTTAATTCTTTAAATTTCCTTTGAGATTCTAGAGATTCTTCTTGGGTTGGTAATCTTCCAGTTTCAATTGCAGCTAATCCTTCTTCTGCGGTTAATACTCCTAATTCAACTAGCCTATTATAAATTCTAGAATATTGAACATCATCTTTGATGTCTATATCTTGGAAGGTTGGAGTTGGAAAATTCTTAAAGCCAATATCTTTACTCATTCTTCTAATTTCTGGAATTAAGAATTCATTGATGAATACTTCTCTAGCTTGCTTTAATCTTTGAACAAACACTTGAACCTTGATGCTTGTATTTGCAAATTTTTCATTACCAATAAGAATATTATTCAATCCAATTTGAATATCACGATCTACTACTTCATACTTTTGAGGCCCAATAAGATTTCCAATATCTGGAATTACAAATTCTGCTTTAGTTGTATAATCTGCGATTAGAACTCTACCAACGCTTTGGTTCTCAAATAATTGTTGCATAGCCTGAAGATTTTTTTGATTAACTCCACCTTTTTCTGGATCAGTTCCCATTGTTACAAGAAGAACTGCTTGTTGGGTTGTTCTTGTAACGGCCATATCCATCTTCTTCATTTCAAGTTTCCAGTTGATATCATCAAGTACTGGGAATCCCATTGGAATGGAAAGTGGTTCGTAATCTTGCTTCTTATAAAAAACTGCCGCTAATTTGGTTCTATCTAATGGCATTAGAATATAAGAATTTCCTTTATTTTTTATTTGTTCTTTAACAATATCTGGCATAGAATTGTATACTTCTATATCCTCATCAGTTTTTGGGTCTCTTAATCTTTCTAATTCGTAATCACTCAATAATTTATAATATGTATTAAAAGAATAATTTACTGTGCCACCAACATAAACATCTGCTGGATTAATTATAGTATATCTTGCTGGAATTTTAATATCTCCATCTTGAGCTATGGATTTTAATTTTGAACCAAAAGTTTGTGTTATTTTTAATAGTTGCTCGCTGCTCAAAGAAGTATCAAATCTATAAGTAAATACATTCCCACTTCTATAATATTCTCTAAAAAATTGATCTTGAAAACTTGCTAAATTAATTTTTTTGAAATATGCTTCAAAAAATTCTCTTGACTTTTGACTTCCGCCAGTTAAGTAAATTGGACTATCAGAAAATTCTGTCATTAAATCAATTGTATTTCTGAAAATAGCTACATTATAATAAGCCTTTTGGCATAAAATAATAGCATCTCTAACATCTAAAGTTGAAAGATTTTTTACATAATTAGAATATCTAAAAGGAATTAATCCTGTATCAATATTAGTGAATCTATTAGTTCTTTCTATGGTGGACGCAGCGTTTCTTCTTGTTGAGGTTGTATTGGCTCTAATTTCAGATATTTTAGCTCTTTTGGCGCTAGAAGAATCAGATCCATATACCATTAATGGTGTTGCTTCTTCTTTTGGTATAGCTATAGATGCTTCAACTTGATGGATTTTATTTTTTTTACTCATTTATTTAAAGATATTACACTTATTTTATCATTATTGGGGTGAAAGTCTGTGATATTTCTTCTTTTGGTGCGTTTATTATATCATTATAGCACTTTAAACCCCAATTTACTAATAAAAGTGCAGAATAATTATCTTTTCTAGCTTTATTCGCTGAAGAACTTCTTTTTAAGTGTTGAGGTAAATCAAATGATTGTGTACCTCTAGCGGTAGATGAATGCTCTACTAGGGTACATTGTTTTTTAGTTTGATATATAAAGTCATCCTGATTTTCAATAAAGTCTAGAGTAGACCAATCTTTCTTTTCCTCTGTTTTCATTAAATCTATTGGTATATTTTGATTAAACTGAGATTCAAAAAAGCTATCATTTGCACAAGTTTTACTAGCGAACCATATTTTTTTATAATCAATAGATGCTTGTAGATGCTCGTTAGCTTTACGAATAAAGTTGCTTGTAAAGACTTGGTTAAAAGCTATTTTCTTGGATTCTAAATTATAATTATTTCTAATTTTTCTAATTTCTTGATCATAGTCTACTCCTTCTAGATCAGAGTTAAATTCAAAAGTATTGATTATTAAATTATTGCTTTTAAATAATTCAGATTGATTACAAGCAGAAAGAAATACATCTGCGCCAGCGTTATCCAAAATCATAAATACAATATTAAAATTAGTCATAATATAATATAAGTAATTAACATGATTTTTTAAGTTTCCTAATCCAGCATAAGTATGAACTAATGTGCCAGTTTTAGTTTCTTCATCAATCTCCATTACTGCCATGGCAAAATAATCTGCATTAGGGCTATCGCTCATATTAGGATCAATACCAAGAATATATTTTTTTCCAGGAATCCCTTTCATTAAAGTATGTGGAGATTGACCATTTGGAATCGTGCAGTCTTCCATCTTTTTAGCGCTAAAATAACTATCACTACCATCAATAAATCTTGCGCAATATTCTCTTAAGAAACTACTATGACTTGATCCACCGTTTTGAGCTTCTTCAATAATTGTTTTATCTATCATCTCTAGTGGTAAAGCTTCATAACTTAATTGAGATACGAAATAAGATGCTTCTGTGGCTTCTTTTGAATAAATTTTTTCTATCCATTCGTTGTACGTTTTATAAAGATTCTCAAATGTGTAACTTGCAGAAGAAAGAGCTATCATTTTACTGTTATTTTCAAAAACCATTCGATCTTCTTCTTTCATTGCTCCCTCTCGTATTAAAGTGTCTTCCATTTCTCTAATCTCCATTCTTTCTTTCATATTTTGTGGGGCAACCAAGAATGGCATCAATACAGTTTTAACAATATCCTCTGACAACAAAAGGAACTCGTCAAGCACTAATACGTTAGCGCGAAATCCTCGAATCTTTTCTCCACTTAAAGGAATAGCTACAATGCTTCCACCATTAATCGACCATTCATATTGATCATTTCTTTTGCTTTTTGAACCAAAAGCTTGTTGAAGAAGTTCTGCGCCTTTACTATTTACAATTTTTTCTAGATTATTAAATATGAATCTAGCTGTTCGAAAAGTTGGCCCTGCAATTAGAATTTTAGTATTAGGCTCAAAAACGCATTGAAGAAAACAAAATACGCTTGCGATAAAACTCTTACCACAACCTCGACCAAATACGCACATACTAAAGTTTCTATTTAATAAACCCTTAAGATGAATTTCTTGATACGGAGCTAATTTGATACCACTTATAAGTTCAGTAGTAAATCCTAAATTGGCTCTTAAAAATTTAGCAAGAGATATTTTTGCATCTTTATCGTTAAGAATACCTTTAAGATTCATTAATTCTGTATTAATGTCTGGATAATCTTTTTTATATTTATCTGGAGAGTATATCATAATAGTTTTAGGTCATAAGCTAATTGAAGATCTACTTGTCTATAAAAACAATTTGATGTAAAAATAGATTCAATTACTCTTGTCATCTCTCCTCTTCCGTCTACAAATAAAAATTGTAGGTTATCATAGTTTTGCAATAATTCTCTGACATTATGAAATATATATTCTGGAGTTGCTTTAATTTTTTTGCTAATATGCGGAAGATATTGAAAACTAAGTGCGTTAGATAATTTTTCTTCAACTATAACAATCAAATATGCTCCACTTTTCTTTGCTCGATCTATTTCATTTTTAAATCTATCAAAGTTTTTAACACTTAATGTGCTAATGAAATCACTTAAACTTTTTCTTTCTATAAAGCATTTACAATTATCGTTACTGCAAGAATAATCTCCAAATGGTAAAGTCTTAATCTCAAACTTTGTATCAAACTTTAACCAACTTTGTTCTCTTGTATCAACATAGATAATTGATTTCTTATTTAATTTATTTTTAAATTGATCTATTATATTATTTGGATGTATGAATCTATTCTCTAGTCCTAGGCTTGAGCATACATCATAATAATCATTAAATATTTTATTGTAGAAAAGTATAGATGGCGCCATAATAGTTCTTAACTCTACTTGAGAAGGGCTATAGGTTAAGTTTTTATCATCTTTTCTTTTAGATAGTAGTTGCTTACAATATTCTTGAGCTTTTTCAATTGGCTGTTGCTTTAGCCATTTTTTCATATTATTCTTATCATTAAAATCGCTATTTAAATATTGCTCTTTAGTCTTAAAATTAATAAGCTCATTTGTTAGTAAATCTCGTCTTTCAAAATATGTTTGATAATATTTAACTTTATTCAAACCATAACCCTTGAGTGACATGTGTAATGCCTTCTCGGTTGGAAATTCTTTTCCATCTACTTTACATATAACTGGCATAAATTTATCCGTTTAAAATATCGTCCTCTGATATTCCAAGTATCCTAGCTTTTAATTCTTCCATTGAACCAAGTCGTTCGATTTCTTTTTTAATACTATTTTTTCTAAGTTCTGCTATTTTTAATAGTTTTTGCCTTGACTCTTCTTGCTTCCACATTTCGACAAGATTTAAGATACTGGCGTTTTCTTTAACTTGTTTACTAAGTCTTTCGCTTCTTTTAACTTTAAGATCTTGTAATAATTTTTGTTGACGATTAACGCAGTCATTGTACTCTTTTCTTGCTGTGCTACTAGCTTCTACTACTGCCATTGGAATTTTACCATCTTCTTGAGTCGCTATATCTATTTGATCTTGTAATGCTGTAATTGTTTGTTGAATGCTAGATGATATTACTACTTCTGTAGCTAATACAATATATTGATCTACTTCCTCTTGAGTTAAATCACTTTTATCATAAGTATATCTAACGAAACTACTTTCAAAAAGATCTCTATCATTTTCATCGCTATAAAGATTAATTTGATGAGTAAATCTATAAGTATTCATATAACCAATCAAAGAATTTATTTCTTTTTTTTGTCTTGGAGTAATCTTTTCTTTATCAATTCCATCTAATATATATTTATTTATTTTGACAATCATTCTTTCTTCGCTTCGCGGAGCTTTATAAACTTCTGTAGCAGCATTTTGATTTACGTCATTAAGATATTTGATATTACTAGGTATAGTTTTCATATAATCAAGAACGCTTCTAGTTTCTTGGCAAAGATTTGTTAATGATTCGTTTTTAAATAAAATTTTAGCTATTTCAATTCCTGTCATTGTAGCGCAATTATTGCTAATGTATTCTTTTTGATCTTCTGTTAATTCTATAAGACCTTTAGCTTGATATTCGTGACTCTTTCGTGGTTTAATCTGTCTTGCTGCGAGGAATTGTTTAACAGCTTTACCCTCTTTGCTTCTGCCATCAAGATCATCTCTACCAAAAGCTAATTTAACCAATTCAGTTAATGAAGGTGGATTATCTACTCGATTATTCCATTCATTCAATAGATTTAATTGTTGTTCTTCTGTAAGCTCTGGTAAATTTTCGCTCATATTAATGAATATCTATGTCTCCATTATATAAATATTTCTTAACTTTTATCATAATGGATTTTTTGAGATTCTTGACTTGTTTGTATCCAATTTTTCTATTTTTTTCTGTTGTCTTATATCCCATTGATTTTGCTGAATCTTCTTCAGATTTGTGTTGAATATAATATAAATCATAAAATTTCCACTCAATAGGCTTAAGGACTTGCTGCATTTTTGCATGAATATTTTTAGCTGTTTTTTCTATATCTATTTCATCTTCAATTATATTATGAACTTCTTGAGTATGATTTTCTAAAGCAACTGGAAGCTTAATGTTGTGGGCTGATTTTTTGCTTTTTTCCCATTTTGCATAAAGTGGGCATTTACTACATTGAGAAGCATATATGCTACATCCATCTTCTTGTTCTGCAGCTGCACATTTTAAACAAGGTCTCGAATAATTTCCATAGTTATTTCTTATAAGATTTTTAATTTGATTGCTGACGATTCTGTTTATCCATGGAGCTAATGGCTTTTTAGGATCATATAGATTCCATTTTTTATATATATGTATTCTCAGAATTTGAGAAACATCACTAAAGTCCATCCAAGCTAAACTAGTTAGATTCCACTTATGCTTTCTTTTATTAATTTCCTGATTTATCTCCGAAATTTTACTCTCGAAACTTGCTTTCGAAGATTTCATTACTTTCTGGATCTTCTTAATGTACCTGCTTCTTTAGAAAAATCTTCTAGAGTTTGTTTCTTTGAAGTTTTACTATTTTTTGTTTGCTTGCTCCTTTTTGATGGAGTAGAACTTGTTCCCATAAGTGAGCCTATTTTTATTCCTTTAGATTTAGGAGTTTCATCTTCAGCTTCTACTTCTAATTTAGATATATTAGGAACATCCACATCATCTTCCATATCAAGATCTGTGTCAGTATCTGAGTCAACATCTGCATCTATATCTTCTATATATTTTTTACTTGATATAGTCTTTTTTTGCATTAATACTTTTTGTACTACTGGTTTTGTAGGTGCTTCATCAAGTTTATCAAATGGTTTAGCACAACTTGAACAAAATAATGGTTTTTTAATCGTATATTCTGTGGGCGATCCGCATGAAGCACAATATCTTTTCATTAACAATATTATACCACTAATTTTGAATTTAATCTAAATAAATTAAACTTGCTTTACCTTTCTTATCTATTATAACATAACTAGCCTTTTCTTCACAAAAACTTCCAGTATTAATATATTCAAATTTATTATAGTCATGTTCTGGTTTATGGCTATGACCACAAATAATTGAATCTTTGTTATTAAATTTACAGTATTTAATAGCATTTTCTTTTATATTAGATGTTTTTTCTCCTAATGATTCTGTTTTCTTTCTTAATAATTTAAAGAAATTATCCGCAAATGGCGTATAGTGTCTAATAATATAATATAATTTAATTATAAATTCTGTGATGCTTTTGTATTTACTAAAATATATATCAAATATATCACCATGAACTGCTATAAATTTCTTATCTTTTATATCAAATTCATACTCATCTCTACAATCAAAACCAAGAAGAATACTCATAAACTCTGCTTTTAGAAAACAATGATTGCCAATTAAATATATAATTTTGCTTTTTTTGCTTAATTTTCTTAATTTGGATAATACTTTCCAATGAGTTTTATTAAGTCTATTTAAGTTATGATGATCAAAAAGATCACCAACAATTAATATTGTTTTTGCTTCTTCTTTTTTTAAGACTTTAAGTAATTTATTAGCTTGACAATCTTTGTCGCCAAGGTGAATATCTGAAATTGCTAGTACTTCGTGCATCCTAATATATTAGGGTGATATATATTATTTTTTAGTTTAATGTCAATAGATATTTTAATCTATTTAAACTGCCAAGTATCTCATCTCGTGTATTTAATAAATCTGAATCTCGAGTTTCATCAAACATATCATTTAATCCAATCAAAAATTCAATATATGAATCTGTTGCGGTACTAAAATTCAAATCAGAATAATTTGACATTTCAAGATTAAACTTAGAAGCGGCGATTACTCTGCCATATTTACCCATGTATGTTTCAATAAAAGTATCTATGCTTTCATCTAAGCTCTCGTAAATTTTTCCAAAACTTTTATGTTGTGAGAATGAAGTTGTTTGCCAATGAAAAATTTGATATTGTTTTTGCATTTGAAGCATTGCTGTTTGAATTTTTTCTCCATCTAAGGACTCAGTGTTTTGATCATCTGGGATATCAGTAATATCTTGAGCCTTAACTTCTGGTGCTGTTGGCGCTTCAACCTTTACTTCTTGTTGTTTATTCAAGTTTTTGATATCTTCACTCATGTCTACTTCAATTTCGTTTGCTTTGCTTTTCTTCTTTGGGTTGTTATAAGTATTTAAGCAAATTGCGACTTGTTGCTTATTTTCCATTTTAGGATTATCTTTATTAACTTTGTGCATGCAACGATCCATGTAGTCGTTTTGTTTTTCGTTATCCTTGGGCTGGGGAATCGGCATGTATGTTATTACACATGTTTTTAATACTAGTGTAAGAATATATATGATTATTTCTACTACTTTAGTTTGCTTTGCTGTGTTAATTTATATATGGTATTTAGTAGAGAGAGTTAAGTAATATTAATAAATTTGATATTTTTGGTTTAAATAAGCTTCAACTTGCTGGCGTTCTTGGGTTGTTAAATCTCTATTGTAAACAATTACTTCGGCTATTTTAGAATTGAATGGGTCGTTGAAAGATCCACCTTCAAATATAGATCCACCAATTCTCATATTTGTAATATCTGCATTGAATTCTGCTGAAAACGATTGCTCATTACTTCCGTTAAGCAAAAAAGAACCATTACTTCCATTTGTTTTTGTTGTTGAAATATACCAAGTATTGTTAGATGTTGGAAGACTAGCTAGAAATGTATCATCTTGAGGACTATAACACCACATATCATCTGTCCCATCTTTCCGCATAAGTGGCAAAAGGTTTCCTGGTGTTTGGTAATCATTGTAGTCTATATTACTTTGCGAGAATGGCCTTGCATAAGTACTTAAATTTTCCGAAACAAACTTAAATACAACAAATACAGTTTCCTGTGTAAAATTGGTTGAGGAAAATGATGCGGTTAAATACTTGTTTGTTGCAAAATCTATAACTGGTTTCCCATTTAATTCACTGCTAATAAATGTGGGTTCAGATCCAGAATCTGCAATCATATTGTTATCATTTCCACTTTGATCTGCCCATTCAATTACAGTTTGATATCCATAGTTAATAGATCTTGTAACAGTACCAGATATCGTACCATCTGGATCTAATATAACTGACGATCCATAGAGCTCTCCACCTCCAGCTTCGTTTGTCCATTGTCCATCTCCATAAGTAGATGAGTTAGAGTATTGAAGAGTAAATGTAGCTGTATCGTATAAACTCCAATTTCCAAGGCTTCCTTGTATATTTCCCCCACTACCATTAATCATATCTGAATATCCTGCAGACCTTTCATTTAGATAATAATTACCCCCTAATTCCTCAGGAATATCTCCACCATTAATATGTATACCAACTGTAATCTGATTATTTAAATTCCAATTAATGCAATCATAAGAATCCACATTAGAATTTTGGTCAAGATAGAATCTTCCTTCTTCACAAGTTATTGATTTACCATTTGCAGGGCAACTCAAAGAATAGTTATTACCAGCATCTGGGAATCCATTGGCTATGTATGTTCCAGAAAAACTTGAAAGTCCTCCAGTGCAAGTTAGAACAACTTGAGATATATAAGTTTGTAATGTAATCCCAGTATCCGCTTTTAACCAAAGAGCTAATCCACCTAAACTTGATGGAAGAAATGACTCTGCTGTTCTTAGAATCTTAAAAGTTTTATTTTTTTTAAAATTTAACTTTCCTTGTTTTTTAACTGTAAAAGCCATAAAGTAGATTACACTACTGTTTTAAATAGTTTTTTATATCTTTTATTAGTTTTTGTCTCTTATTGCGCTCTAATACTGTTATTAAAGTAGCTACTGATATTGGAAAGAATATCCTAAGAAAGAATTGAAGGTGATCTTCTCTACTTAATAAATCAAAGTAATTAATATAAAGGTCACTTAGCCCCCAAAGTGTGAAAAGCATTGCAGGAACGAATGAGATAAAGAAAAACCTATCATAAGATTTTAAATCTTTCCACCAGTTCTTAATTTTAATTACCATATATGGGCTTACACCATATTAAATAGGAGTTGCTTCTTTAGGGTTTGGATTTGAATTTACTGGTGGAACATTCTTTTCATTTTGCTGTTGTTGTATAGCTTGTTGAAGTTTTTGAGTTTGCTGTTGTTGTTCTTGGTTTTGATTGAAGTCTTTCATCTTTTGAGCTTGATCATTATTCGCGGCAGTCTCTTCTTTTGCTAAATTTGATGCTTCATCTTTCTTTTCCTCTTTTGGCACTTGTTCTTTTTTATTATCTAATTCTTTTGATTCAACTTCTACTGATCCACCACCAGCTGGAACATCATAACTTTTGCCCATAATATCAAAAGATATTGGAACTGAATGTCCAGAACTAATTAAGGTTATCTTGCCATTTTTATCTTTGTTGATTGATATTTTGATTTTATCCTCGGCATAAGAAGTTTGAATTAAAATTGTGACTAATAGTATATATATTAATTTGTGCATAAATTTGGTTTTAATCTTATTCTTTTTCTCATATAGCCTATGCATATATAATGTTCATTTGTGTCTATAACTGGTTTTGGTTTTGGTTGCAAGCTTAATATCCAAGGTTGACTATTTTCGCCTATTGGTTCTGCTCTACATATAAAAGATGAGCCTTCATCAACTGGCACATATTCAAAATCAAGACCAAGATTATATTGCTTTATAGGTCCAACATTTTTTGTATAGAAAAATGCACAAACAGCACCTATTGGAAATAGCATAAAATAAAACAACATCTCTAATCTAATAAAAGATTTCATTGTATTATGAAAATTGAATATCTTCCATGGCCCAAACATTGATAATAGTATCTATAATTTTCTTCGCCATTTTTATATACCCCAAAAATATCATCTTGAAAATATTCTTTTAGTGATACTGTTTGATGATCTCCAACGTTTTTATTTACCCAATTAGATACTTCTTTGACATCTCCTTCAAAGACTACTTTTTTTCCATGAGTTGCGTATTGCATTTTTCTAATCCAGCTGCGGTTTGTATATCTAAATTATTTTTAGTTTGTTTGGCCACAATTGATCCTATCATAGTTAATACTAAAATGCAAGCAAAAACTAATCCATAATGCGTTTTTTCTTGTGCTTTCTTTTTAATTCTATATTGACGAAAATTACTTATAAAGTCTTCTGTATCCCTTTTGGATGGAAGACTCTTTTCATAATTATTCAATAATATATTTCTCAATTGATTATCCATTTCTTTTAGATATTCTACGACAAGCAAGTAGAGAAATCAAACCAATTCCAAATAATTGTATCGCAGATGGTTCTGGAACATTAGCAACAACGCTAACTATTCCATCCGTTGTAAATGAACTAGTATTCCAACTTAGATCAGTTGAATTTAAAGTTGGTAATGCAATATCTAGTTTTGTTATATCAAAATTTGTAGCATCAATACTTCCAAAGTTAAATAGATCATATGAATCTCCACTAGAGAAATTATAAGTATCTAATACTTCAAATGTAAAATTTGAATTTGATCCAAAAGTTAATAAATTAGTAACATTGATAGCGTCGTAGGTGACTCCTCTAGTAGTGGGCGCGCCTATTTGGAATGCAAATGTTCCGTTGCTTCCATTTAAATCATAAGCAGTAAGCAGACCAGGGCTATTGCCAGGGGCCACAATACCACCATTTAAAGTCAAGCCTTGCACACTACCAGAGCCACCTAATGTACCTCCTGTATTTACTATAACATCTCCTGCGCGTCCATTTACGGAAAGTAAACTTCCATTAATTGTGGTACTTCCAATAGTGCCACCTAAATTTACTGTAGCTGTTCCAGCATTAACTATAGTTGTTCCAGCTGTACCAGAAACTAATAGAGTACCACCTCCAACTGTTGTAGATCCAACTGTACCACCATTATCTACAAGTAAATTTCCGCTATTTAGAGTTACTCCACCTGCAACTCCTTTGACTTGAAGAGTTCCTCCAGAAACTATAGCAGAACTTGATAATATAGAACCAGTTGTATTAACTAGTAATTTTCCTTCTTGTACTGTTGTATCTCCATTATAAGAATTAACTCCTTCTAGAGTTACTGTTCCTAATCCTGTTTTTGTAAGCCCTCTGATTGCAGAACCAGTATTAAGCAAAGATCCTTTAAATAAGAAATCTCCAATACCTCCAACAACATTATAATCTGCTGTAGTAGATCCAACATCTAATGTACCATCAAATTGCACTAGTAAGTTTGTACTATTGTTGAACATCCTTCTGCCACCACTATTACCAGTAGATACAGTTAATGTATTAGCAGAATTAGTAAATTGAAGCAATGTTTTACCTCCGCCATGATTTGTAAAATTCATATTATTGCCTTGATACTGATTCATGATAAAAGTAGTAACAGCATCAGGATTTGATCCTAGCAAATCTAGCGTTCCCATTGTAGATAAACTAGTTGATCCCTTCAAGCTGCTAAGAGTAGATAAACCATTTGCAGTATTAATTTTTAATATAGGTACATTTGTTGTTCCACTTGCTCCACCTAATGTTACCAATCCTTGTCCAACACCAGTTCCACCATTTACATTAACAGTGCCACTTCCTGTTATATCAAAACCACCTCCACCAGAACCTCCAATTACGTTTGTACCATTAAATGTAATACTGCCATTACCTGTATAAATTACTTTAGCAGCAGGAGCTAAACTTGTACCATTGTTTATAAGGTTATTATTAAATATATATGCACCATCTCCAGCAAGAGTAAGAGTCCTAGAAGTACTAGACGCATCTGTGGTTAATCCTACTTGTTGATTAAACGTAAGACCTCCTCCACTAGCTGTAAACCAAGTATAATTGCCACCGCTATTATTAACTCGTAAATTAAAAGTTTGTATAGATGATGAAGCGTTAGTGATTCCGCCAGATGCTGTTTCAAGTAGCTTACTGCTTGCAGTTGTAAATGTATAAGCATTTGCTCCACTAAAAAACTCAAGTTTTTGAGCTGTTCTTGTAGAAGTTAAATCTACAGTATTAAAATTTGCACCATAGTTACTAAACTGAACAACATCTGTACCAGTTGTAGTGGTAGAGGTTGGTTGAGCGTTATTTGTCCAGCTAGTTGGAGATGTCCATTGTGTGCCAGTATTATTCCATAAGAAATTTACTGCTTGAGATTCTTGAACAGCTCCAGACATTAAAAAAGCCGCAATTAATTTTGCGGCTGTGTTTTTTAGTAACCTTTTTAGTAGGTTTATTTTCATATTATTAGTTTACTCCTTTTTGTCTTCATCTAAATGTATAGACACCTCTTTATAAGTTTTGTTCATTTTATTTTTCTTTGTTTTTTGAACATATGTCCAATCATTTAACATAAAATCCTCTATTACTATTATAGGGTAAGTTTTGTTTATATACAATCTTATTTTTTCTTTGTATCTTTTTCTATCTCCAATTTTGCATACAGGAGATGTGCCCCAATTAGGATCGTACATCCATAAGTTATTATTATACTCAAAAACGCAAACTGCATGACCAAGTATAGCTTCTTTGTCATCTTTATAACCAAATGTAAAACCATAAACACTATTCCAAGTATCAGAACTACTTATTAAAAGAAGATTACATCTAGAGGCATATATCATTGAATCAATGAAGCAAGAATTTGGAAGATTTGTTATTGAATAATGTTTTTTAAGTTCAAAACCAATTTTTAAGCAAGCGATCCAAGATACGATTAATATGAGTCCAACTAGTAATGTTTTCGATTTCCAGTTACAAAGTTTATTTAATTTGTTTATCATCCAATCTATATGTCGCTTCAAAAGTTTTATTCTTTTTATTTAGAACCTTAAAAGCTGCTTGAGATTCTTTCTTTATATCTTCATCAGAAATTATCCAAAATTTGCACCATCCTTCATTATCTATATCACCTTGAATTAATTCACATCTTGGCTTATCGCTTTCAAGGTAATAAAAAGCACAATACTCACATTCAAGACTTTGCTCTTTGAAAGGATTTTGTTCTGCACTTAAATATTGAATTCCATTAGAACCAATACCTCTATCAAAATATCCATAGGTTTGTAGATTAGTAACTATCTTTAAATAAAGATCTTTTTGTCTTTCGTTTAACTTTGGAAAGATAAGCCCTTCATTTGGCATAAAATTATTTCTTTTTTAAACTTTGACAATGTGCTTTTTGAGAAAAGCCTTTTGGATTATTGCAATTAATGCTATCTTTATATTGTTTGCTCCATTTTGCTTCATTAATTTTTTGAAGTTGTATTTCTGTTTTACCTAGCATATCTCCCATTTTCCAAGTTGAACCATTGTTTGTGCATTCATATATAACTGCATAACCCATATCTTCTGGAAGTTGGCGAATTTCTTTAACTGTGCCTTCGCTACCATAATGCTTGCACATAGCATTAATATTTCTAACTTTATCTCCAACATTAAACATAGAATATGCTTGATTTTGATTTAAATTTGGATTTTGTTGATCTTGCATTTGTTCTTGTTTTGATGGATACATGATATAATCATAAATTGTAGCCATATAATCATCAAGAATTGCTAATTTATTTTGAATCCAAGGTTCTAATATATCATCTGCAACTTCTGGATTAGACATTGCTTCAAGAAGTTGTTCTGCTTTATCTGCGATTGCTGATAATTGACTTTCACTCATTTCAAGAGCTTCCATGTCAGTGTCATCCATTATTTCTACTTCATTTAAAGTTGGATCTTCTTGAATAAATTGATTTTGATCAAATTCTGTTTGTCCATCCCAATTATAATCTTGATTAGTATAGTCATCTGCTTGAGCTTTTTTAAGTGCTTCTTGACTTGGACGATCTGGAGATCCTGGTTTAGCTGGGCGATAATTTTTACCCATTCTTTTTTTCTTTTGTTGAATGTTGTACCAAAGTCCTTTATTTTTACCTTGAACTTCTGCTTCTAAAGTAATTTCTTCTTCACTACCAGTAATTTTACTAACTGGTTTAGCACTCCACATTTTACAGCTCCAGTAATTAGCTTTCCATTTTGGGCCTGGACTACTGCAACCATGTCTAGCTCTATATGCTTTACGTCTTTCTGGATTGTCTCTTTTAATCGACATGTTTGGGTCACCGAAAGTAACCTTAACAATATTACCCTTATCGTTCTTAACGTAAACTCCAAATTTCTTTTTACTTCCAGATGGAAGGCGAAATGGTTTATTGAGTGGTGCTTTGCCTTTTTTCTTTTCGGCTAAACTAGAACTAAAATCAATTTCTATTTTTTTCATTATATAATTAATTTAAAATTGAATTTTTACGCCAAGCTTCCCATCTAAAATAACCAGTCAATGGAGGCCATGCTGCTTGATCAAATCTTCTAGCTGAAAGTTGTTGCAAACCAGTAATGCCATTAAATGTTAAAGTCGTATTAGCTGGAATTGGTATTCCCCAATTAAATGTATTATCTTGTTTAACTTCTATTGTAGAATTAGAAGCGTTGATAAATACTAGATTTTTAATATATCCTGTATTTGGTAGTGTTACGAATGAATTAATAAATACTACTTGTCCATTTCCCCCTGCATCTGCTTGGTACATCATAACTGCATCAAATTGAGGATTTAAATCTGCTTGAAATACTATATTGCCTTGTACTCCAGCTGGATATGGATCGCCTGTTACAAAAATTTTATTATTTATACCACTTAGTATTGAATTTGTTGAGTTAAGATTAACATCAAATCCAGAAACAACAACTCCTTGTCTCAAAATATCTTCAACGCTATCTAATTTATTCCACTCTAAACCTTTGTATCCTGTAAATCCTGGTTCTTCTGTATAAACCTCAATTACATTTTTATTAAAATTTGGTTCGCGAATATTTGGCATAAAGATTATTACACTTTATTTTAATTAATTTGTATGGTATATTACTGATACTGGACCAGAACCTGTAACGTATAAGTTTGCACCATTACCAACTTTAACTGTTGCTGGTAAATTATAGTTTCCAGCAGCAACGTTTAATAATACATTTCCATTATTATTATTTTCTTTTAAAATTGTATTTGTATGACAACTAACTCCAAGTAAATATATACTACCATTTGAGGGCGAATTCAAAATAACTCCATTCCCAGTAATATTTGCTGCAAGCGCTTCAGCTTCAAATCCGCTATCTCTAAAGAAGTATTCAGACATATAGTTTATTACACCTTTTATCTACTATTGTCTAACTCTTCAAACTTCTCAATAATATAAGCTAATATATCATTTCTCATAATATCTTCTCGTCCAAATTTAAATGTACATATCCCTTTGTCTTTACTTTTCTTATCATCAAAAAGATTATAAATTTTATCGAATCCACTATTCTTAATATCTGCTTGTCTTATATCTCCAATTAATATTAATTTACTAAATTTACCCATTCTAGTAGTAATTAGAAGTAGATCATGAATACTTAAATTTTGAGCTTCATCGCATATAATATAACTGGCATTAATACTAAGTCCTCTTAAGAATCCTACTGGTAATCCCTTAACTCGTTCTTGCTTTAAAAGCATTTCAACTTGATTTTTAGGAAGTAATTCGTGAAGTTTATCCATTAATGGTTGAAGATATGGATCAAGTTTGCTATGAAGATCGCCTTTTAAAAATCCAAGATTATGAGATGAACTTTCTACTGGATTACGAATATAAAATATTTCTCCAATTTTTTTCTGATTTATGGCATTTAATGCTGCATATACACTAAGTAAACTTTTAGCTGTTCCTGCTGGACCTTTACAAAATACCATTTTAGTATTCTTATCTTGAAGTAATTGAATGAACTTCTTTTGATTATCTGTCCATTGTAATTCGCGAATATTCAAGAAACCTTCAATTTTATCTCTTTGAGGAACTGGAGTTGACTTGTCTTCTTTTTGTTTATTTTTTTTAGACATCTTACTTACTGTAAATAATTACACCCCTATTGTACTAATTTATAATTAATTTTAATAAAATTAAAATTTTATTAGATTAAAGAATAACCTTCTTTAAATTTTAAATTCAAAGAAAATGAATTAACAGCTTGGCCCTCGTCAAATCTTTTAATAAAGTTTGCTCCAATTTTTGGCATAACTGCAGTATATTCTTTATTTTTAATTCTCATATTAACATGAGAAGGAAGTACTGCAATGCTAGTAACTTTACCTTTCATGTTCTTTTTGATTGCTCTGGCAATTGCACAATTTTGAGGATTAGCTTTTTCTCCTTCAAAAATGTTTCTTTCTGTTATGTTTATTGTTTTATTCACTTTTTATTTCCTCTATTTTATATTCATAACTATCACTATCTTCTGCGACCCACTTAGGGCTGTTTTCTACAGTGTAGATATGACTATTTACTTTTCTATGCAACAATACTTCATTTGGTTTTGTTGCGAAGCTTGGATCAAAAACTTTTATTCTATTGTTTGGTTGAATAGCAAAATTTCCATTATCTAATTGAATTACATGACCAGCTTTGTGTTGATCTGGATGTTCGCTAACTCCAAAATTAAGTTCGTTATAATCACTATGAGCCCAATCTAATGTAAAAAGATAACGACCCATATATTCTTTACCAGATCGACCAGTATATTTCATTTTTTTATTTTGAAGTACTGAGAACTTGGTTACTGCTATATGATAACTAAAACTATCCCATAATTCTAATTCATGTAAATCTATTGCTTCTGTATTTGGTTTACTACAAAATGCGCTAATAGGAGCATGCCACCAAATCCCTCCATCTTCCATAAGAAAATTAAAAAGAGGAACTTGACTAGGAAGACTTGTCGCACCAAAGACGAGGCAAGGATAATACTTATCAAAACTATCCTCTTGATTTCTTAAATAGTTTCCTCGAACATAACATTCGAGTGGAGGAACATTTACGTTAAGATAAGCCATCGGTGACAATTACACTATATTATATATAAACTGTCCAAATGCTATTAAACTCTTCTTGACTTAATCTATATATCTTTCCATTTTGAGGTTCAACAAAAATTGGATAAAAATTATTTGATCCATCATCATTTTTGCCATTATCTATATAAACTATATTAATAGCATGACCACCTTGTAATCCATTTTCTGCTTTACTATTAGCTTTATAGTTAATAACTCCTACTGCTATTCCATTTGCAGTACTCTCAATAACTTGTTCATAATATCCACAACAAAATAATTTAAAAGCATCTGCAAAATTATCACAATCCCATTTATGCATCCATCTTGTTAATTTTAATGATTGAAGCCATGTCCAATATTTAGGAAATAACTCCATATTTACCATATCTAATGTAGGACAAAAGTAATCAGTATCAGATATAACAAAATTCTTAGGGATTATATTATTGTTATTGATAAATGGAGTTACTAATTCTTTATTTTGAATAATCATTTGCTTTTCCAATTATTTCCTATGCCTAAACCATTTTGGGCTGGCGGAACAGAAATATAAACCTTGGGCGATGATAAATTTGCGCTATTTGTTTTTTTATCAACTATTGTTACTTGTTCTATTTGTTCGATTGAACTATTGTTTTTATTTTTATGACCTAAGAAGTAGAATAAAGTACCAAGGATAGTTATTAATGATATTAGTTTTAAATTGATTTTCATATGCTTATATTTACACTATATTGTGTAATATAGAGTATATATGGCTAGCGGCAAATCACACACATTTAATGGACGCAAAGTAGAAGGCAAAGATATTATAGTTCCAAAATAACTATATATTAAAAACACTTTATAATAAAAATAGCCCAGCGGAATTTTTGACCTTTAAGGTTATTGTATTGGTTTGAATTTTAATAGATTTTAAGAAAAGGGGTAGGGGTATATATAGATAAGGTATAAATAAGTAATAGTTATAAATAGTGTGGAGATTGAAGATAGTACCCCCGCGCATTAATTCAAAATTAAAATCAATCCATCTTTTCAAAAATAGGGTACCCATATGCGAAATCAAAACCACAATGAAGCCAGCCATCCTTTATGTTTAAGAAATTAAGAATATAAAATAGGGGGTAGGGGTATGTCCATGCGTATCTTGTTGACTATCAATGAAATTTAAATGAAGAAATATGTTGCAGAAAATCTATTCTGTGATAGATTACCTATATGAAGAAATTAAGCAAATACGAACAACTGATTGCCAACCTCAACAAGGCTAGCCAAGACCTTAAGGATGCCTCTACAAAGGCCATCGCAACCCTTGACGCTCACGCTCAAAAGGTGGAAGCTATCCATCAGGAAGCGATGACTAAATGAATATCGACACCCTCATCTTCACCCTTACCATTGGAAGCATCCTCGTGGGCATCTATGGTATGGTAACAGCAAAATAATACTTGACGAAACATAAACAGAAAGGCAATATACAACCTATGAAACAAAACCTAAAAATCAGTTACCAAACCTTCGGCGAAAACAATGCTTACCTCCTCGAAGGAAACATAAAACAAATTAATCACTTCTTCAATTCTATATATAATTGGGAAGGAACTAACGGCAAGTTGCACGATATGGGCAACGGCAAAGCGTTCTACTTCTACGCTCATCCCGATGATGTGATGCACGCTCTTACCAAGGTCGCTCTTCACTCTCTCGTGAATAAGATTAACGCCAAGGGGCGTAAGGGTGGATTGCTTGACCTTGCCAAGGCAAAAGCACAGAGCATCGTGGATGCTATGGGGCAAACCTGTTTCCTATGGGGTGCGAGTAGCTCCGAGGGATACAGCCTTGGAACTATCAGTGCAGAGAAACCTTCTGACTACTGCGGTGCAGTAAGCAACGGAAGGGACTAATCCTATGACAGCAGAACTATTCATTGTAGCATTAACGCTCTTGGGTGAAGCTAGGGGTGAAGGTATGGAAGGTATGGCTGGTGTAGCTAGCGTTATCCAAACAAGGATGATAGAGCGTCATCAATCTGCTAAAGAAGTATGCTTATCACCAAAGCAGTTTAGCTTCTGGAATGGTGGAGTAAGTGAAGCTACCAAAAAGAAACTACTATCAACACCACAAGGTAAGAACGCTCTCTACCTCGCAGACCTTGTGATTCATCAGCAGATGCCCGATATCGTAAGGGGTGCGAACCATTACCACGCCATTAGCGTAGCTCCTAGGTGGTCTAGGAATGCAAGGCTAGTGGCTACAATACACAACCACAAGTTTTACAAGTTGTAAGTAATTGAATATCAACGACTTACACATGCGGGCTCCCTGCGTGCGTAAATCGTTGATGGTCAATGAAATTTAAATGAAAAAATATCTTGCAAAAATCCTAAAATCTGATAGATTATAAGTATGAAAAGAAAAACAAAATTAGAAATCCTCCTCGGAAATTTAGACAAAGCTTCGGCTGACCTCAAAAAAGCCGTTGAAGAATCCCAAAAGAGACTCGATGAAAGTTTCTCGAAATATGAACACAAAGTTGAAGTTGCTCATCATAACTCTATGATAATCAACGAAAAACAAATTGAAGAAATAATTTGACTTTTGCAGGAATTGTGGTAAACTATATACATAAGATAAAAGATAACAAATAACAAAGAAAGAAAAAAATAAAATGACTCATAGAATGATAAACTGGAATTTTCAACGAAAACAAATGCGTGAAAATATGCGAAAAAATATGAATGCTTCTGAAGAAGTAATCATTACTAACTCTAACAATACACCAACTTACTTTGGTGAAATATACCTTTACGAAGGAACTCTAGTAAAAGTTTCTTACAAAACTTCTGCAAATACTGCGGTTGTAACCTTCCTAGAAGGTAAAGATAAAGATAAGGTTGGAACTATCAACCTTAATAACGCTAAACTAATAAAGGAAAATAAATAAAATGAATAATGATAATAAAAAACAATTAACTTCCCAAGAATGGGAAATTCAACGCAAAGAAAAAAATCAAGCTCTTTGGGCTAATCGTAAAAAGCGATGGTCTGAATGGAAAAAGAATAATCCTGAAAAGGCTAAAGCTCACGCCTTACTAAAGGCAAAACTTAATGGGAAAAGTCCTAAGTCGTTGTAAATCAACGAAATTTAATAGCTTGACAAAATAGGAAAGTGTGATAGATTATAGATATGACAACAAAAGAAAAGAATAAACAATTCAGAGAAAAAATGATACTTGCTAGGGCTGAAAATGCTCGCAAAGAAAAAGAAGCAGTTGAGGCTTTCCGTTCGCTCAACATCAAAGCAGGAGACTTTATCCAAGTTTCCTATAAATCGTTTTGGAGAATCGGTGGTGAAACTACTGAAACCGAAATCTGGTATGCTGATGAAAAAGAGCATAGCCATTACTCAAACCTACCTTTCTTAAAGAATCTAATGCTTTGGACTCTTTCGGGTGGATATGAACTTTTGACGAGTGTTGGAAAATACTTCGACATTAAAAAAGTTGAATCAACCGAAGAACTTTTAGAACAAGTAAAATTGACTAAAAGAATCTCTGCTGGAATCTCTGAAGCATATAACAGCGGTGGACAATATAAAGGAGACTAATATGGAAATTGAAGTTGAAAAAATAATGAATGAAGCACACAACAAAGGATGGGCAAAAGGTTGCCTCTCGGTTGCTGTGATTAAATTAGAAGCAGTCAAACCTTATACAAAAGGTTGGCAAAACGAATCAATCAGAGAAGCTCTTGAATATCTCAAAGATGCACAAGAAAGGTTGAGCAAATAATATGGACTTAACAATACGAATGAAAAAAATACTTTTCAAAATAAATAAAAAAACTTATAGACTCGCTGTGAAAAATGGTGAGCAGAAAAACTTTTTGCGTGAAAGATTTTTTTACTATCTTTCTGCGAGTTGTTTGAATCTTCGAGACCTGCTGTAAGTAACTAAGTATCAACAATTTACGCATGCAGGGAGGTTTTTTGCGTAAATCCTTAACAAATAACAACTTATAAAATCTGATCTTGCGACAAAACCTGAACGAAAGCAAAAGATCCAAACCGATTTTTAGACAAAACCTGAATGAAAGTAAAAGATCAAATATGTTGATTATCAAACACTTACAAAAGAAAGCCCGCCGCGCGCGTAAACCCTTGATAGTCAACGACTTACGCATAAAGATAAATCGGGCATAACATTTTGATATTGTGATTTCCTATTTTGTATTGAGCTATTTCCTATTAGGCTATTTCCTATTTACTATTAGCAATTCTTCTATTCAATTTTTTTAAAAATAAATGTTGCGCTAAAAATAATCTGTGATACATTTAATCTATGACAAACGAAATCACAGCTCTATCGACGGAAACCTGCGAGGAAGTTTATGCGGACGCTAATGCGTTCTTTGATTTCATCAATTCCAATGATGAAGTTAATGCAATGCTCGATGCGTTGTCTGGAGTCTATGGCTCCAATGAAACTATTGTGGAGGTCAAATAATATGGACTACAAAGCCTCTCTCAAGGAGTGGATGAGCCAGCATATGCTGTCTCCGCTGGATGTGCGCGACATCCTTAACCAGATGCGCGAAGATGATCGCGCTATCAAATCCGAAACCTCGAACGAGCCAGACGACTCTATGGATGGCGACTTCGACTCTGCTATGGCTTCTGCTGGCCATGGAACTGACGAAGACTATAATGGCGGGTGTTATCAAATGGAGGATTTTGGCTGGGCTGGTGATGAAAATTTATGTGGTGAGTAAGTAGTTGGTTATCAACAACTTACGCACGCAGGGAGGCCGCCGATGTAAATCCTTGATAATCAAAGACTTACACCAGCAAGTTTTTTACATACTCGCTCGCCAACCTTCGAATACTTCGTCAATCTCTCTCTGTTTTTCTACAAAACTTTTGTTTGTGTCGAGTGGAGGATTATCAGAATCATTCCAAGGATAAAAAGATTCTAGATTTTCATTTAAGAGTTTTTCAATTTTCATTTTAGTATGTTATAAATAGTGATAATAATATTCCAAGGATAATTAAAAAGATTAATGTCATCTAGACATCTTAATGCTTTTTATAGTCGATTGCAAACTCATTTTTATCCCAACACTTGCGACAATCACCGCACTTGTTGCCTTGCTTGGAGCTTGGGCAGTTAAAGTTTCCTAACTTGCTTGCACCGCTAACGCATAAGCCAAGGCGTTGTGCAATTCCTACGGGTGCGGGGCCATCCATCATCAGAGCAGACAAACGGATAGTAAGATTGCTAGGAACTTCACCGCCTTGTTCAATATAGGTTGAAACGAAAGCATATTCACGAGTTGGAAGCCAAAAAGAAATGTGAGGAAGATTCTTTGCAATCTTCACAATCTTTTCAATATGCCACACACCTTGCAAATCGCCCGAATCGTGCCACCTGAAATGCGGATTCTTAACCTTGCCGATTAAGTATGTCATAGCATCCACCCACAAATCATTGGTAAGAGAAGCAAAACGCTTTTCCATAGCTTTTTGAACATTGGGGAAAACATAACGCCCTTTAAGAGCATAGCAAAAAGCACAAATGCTTCCTACAACATTCCGCATTTTCTGCCCGATAAGACAACGCTTTGCGGGCGTTGAATAAGCATATCCAGGCATCTTTGAGGGTTTTGAGAGTGTGCCAACAATCTCTTCGGCTTGTTTTTTGTTTTTGAACATAAAAATAGGTTACCACGTTTTTGTTTTGGGACAAGTTTTTTTTACAATTAAATCTCATTGACTATCAATGACTTACATATGCAGGGAGGTTGCTTGCGTAAATCGTTGAGACTTAAGCAGTTGCAGCTTCTTCTTCTGGAATCTCTTCGCTTTCTTTTCTATCAATAAAAGCATCAAATCTTTTTTGGGCTTTGCTAGAAGCTGAGATGATAAAGTTCATATCTTTTTTCAAAACTTGAAGCCAGCTTGAAAGATAGCTCGCAGAATTGTTAAAGCATTTTTCCGAATCAATTCCGCAGAAGTTAAGGCAAAGGCTTGCAAAAATCTCTGCTGTCAATTCTTCTTTGCTATAATTCTGCGTTCCAAATCCATTCTTCACTTCATCGCTTGTAGCCTTGTGCATAGCGTGACCAATCTCATGGAACGCTGTAGAATAATACTCCTCAACGCTGGTGAAGTTTTCTTTTGGGGGCAAATCAATCTTATGTTCCTGTGGATAATAACAGGCACGACTTCCACCATGTTTAATCTGAATCACGCACTTGTTAATCAACTTTTCTGCTTCTTCTACTGGTGAAAAATCCAGCTTCTTAACTTCGGGCTGTTTCCACTTCATGCCCTCAATATCACTCAATCCAAAAACTTTATAGAATCTCATCATGGGGAAAGTTTTGGTTTCATTGTTGCTTTCTGTTTTGAGGAGTTTGTAATAAACTACCATATGAGACTTAGCGCCCTTTTTGATTCTCCCACCTAGTTCCTTAATCTGATTGAATGTAAAAAAGAAATCATCAGAAGCCAGCATCCGTAGCAAAAATTGATTGATGCCCCTATAATTCTTTTTGGAAACTCCGTTGCAGAGGTCAAAAACTTTCCAAGGCTTCTGCCAAGGGATGACACCTTTGTTGAGGGCTTCGATGAATTTTTCGGTGATAATTTCGTTTACTTTCATAGTTTAAATATATCAGAGTTTTGTTTTTTGTCTACATTTAAATTTCATTGAGTATCAACGATTTACATCGCAAGAGCCCCTGCCGACGTAAATGCTTGGCTATCAAAGAGATATAAACATTGACAAATTAATATAATATGTTAATGTTAAGTTAACACTAACCAAAGGAGCTAATATGTATTTAGATGATATGAAAGCATTGAAGCAACTCGCAAACGAAATGGCACAACAACAAAAAATAGAAAAACTCGAAGAAGAGTTTGCCACGATGTGGATGCCGTGGGAATAGGTGTAATATAATATATGAAGGTTTCTGGTTTACTTGAATCGTCTGCTCTATATAAAAAGTTTATTGAAGAGCGAAATGAAATCCTAAAGCACAAATGGCTCGAAAGCGAAAAAGCAGGACACGATATTGGTTTTGAAAAAGCTCTGTTAGATTGGGTTTTCAATCACAGAGAAAAATGGCGTAATAAAAATTAGTTCTTCGACCCTCTACGCTCATGATTTCGTAAAGGAATATCCTGCTCCTCTTTCGCCTCTGACTCTGGGCGTTGGCAGGTTCATCCTCTTATGGGAGTTAGTCAGACTCGCCAAGAGAAGTATTGGCGTTCCGTTATATATAACTAATGTTTCCATTAGAAACTTTCCAGAACTGCAACCTTGCGGTCAACCTTCTCTGATATCGAAGAACTAAAACTATCTTAACATACTTTTGTTTATCTGCAATAAAAAAGGCGAGGTTTTTTAGGCCTCGCCCTTTCTATAATGTCTTTCTGTTTTTAGACTGGCGAAAGACCACCAGCGATTCGATCATAGCGGAATTGCTTCACGCCAGAATCCATACGACCAGAAAAGCAGAAGCTAGTGAATAGCTTATTCCCTGCCTTGCTGATGGTATGAGAAGAGGGTTTGCTGATGATGTAGGTATAAACCTGCTCCTTACCATAGGGTTTGTATTCGATTAAATACCTTTGCCCCAAGAGGAAAAGGACGAAGTGTTTCAGATATGAGGTTGCGTATATGATTGCGTTTTTGATTTTGTTCATAGGTTAAATATACCATACCTTTGTTTTTTCACAAGAAAAATCTTAAATTAAATCTCGTTGATAGTCAACGACTTACGCATGAAGAGCCCCCGCGAATGTAAATAGTTAATAACCAACAACTTACAACAGTTTAATTATTCTTCTGATTCTTTCCAATTGGGATGAGCTTTCGCCCACTTTACGAAAACAACTTCTAAATTATTTAAAAACTTATCTATTTGAGCAATAGTCTTAGGATCTTCGTTTTGTAAGATTCTTTTCTCAAGTATTTTGCTCAATCTATTTTCGCTTTTCATATCAATATATATTACAATTATTTAGGAAATATTTCAACTATTTATTATATCCTATTAGATATTTGGCAAATCTTACTTTAGATGTGTAATTATAATTTTCAGTATCTCTTGTATTCCGCCCCACGATATCGCTAACATTAAAAATAAAACAAAAAACTCTACGCCAAATTTATCAAAAATATTTCTCACATAAATAGAGTACATTTTATTTTTTATTTAGAGAAAGTATTTCGCTCCTAGCAGGGATCGAACCTGCAACCTACAGTTTAGAAAACTGTTACTCTCTCCAGTTGAGTTATAGGAGCAACAAATTTTTCGCCTAGGTCAGACTCGAACTGACACTATAACGATTTTAAGTCGTTTGCCTCTGCCATTGGGCTACTAGGCGGATTTTTTAGCTATCGTTATCTAATTTTTCAGCAGAGATTGTTCCGAGGGAATAAATATCCTCCACTTGTGCTGTGCGAACAAAATGTTCGTTTGGAATATTATCAATAGTATTCTTAATACGATTCATCGCAACTGCTTTCAATCCACCTTTAGCACCACGAAACTTTTTGCCAAGTTTATCTGTGATACCATTCATAACATACTTAAACATCACTCGCTCTAACTTTTCGAGAGTAATCCAAAAATAAGCAAAGTCATTACTCATCCATTGAAGCTCTCCGTTTGTTCCACCCCAATTATAGACTCGATTGTGGAACTGCTCAATCTCGTCCTTGTTGCCTTTAATCCCGATGACCCAATGAGCACCGAGGTTTTGTTTAATTAGTTTCATAGTTTAATGTTATCCTGTTTTTGTTTTTTGTCAATACTTTTATTGTTAAAATACCAATCTATGTCCTCTTGAGATGGCTCACAATACTTACTATAGGAATTGAGCATCCAATCTGCAGAAGGAGAAGTGGGCAAGGCTGGACTCGAACCAGCACTAGGAGAATTATGAGTTCTCTGTTTCACCTTTAAACTACTTGCCCCACTTTAGCTGGAAAGCTGGAAGGTTTTGGCACTTGAAAGAACTCTACTGCAAAAGCCTTGGCATAATTTTCCAAGTCTTTGAGAGAACAAGTCTCTTTGGTTGTGCACATACGGATTGAGGTGTTTAGGATGATAGCTCGATCTTGGCCGAACACATTCATCACATAGAATGGAACTGATTGTTTGTTTGTCATAGGTTTAATATACAAGAGTTAGAGAAATAGTCAATAAAAATAATTCGTTGAATGATAAGGCTTTACATACTAGGGGAAGGATTCGAACCTTCATTACGCTCAAATCTAGAGCTTCACGAGTATAAGTCGTGGGTCTTAACCAGTTAGACGACCCTAGCAATCAACACTAAGCCGTAGCTCAATGTCAGCCTCCGAAGTTATCCACCGATTTTCTTGATGGTAACTTTCGTTCCATCAGGCCAAGAGCGGATGACTTTACGCCAAAACTCCGCTTCTTGCTCGGCATCTTCAATCTTTGAGTGCATATCTTCACTCACACGAACTCCATCTCGCAAAACGATATACTTAAGATTCATTTTCTACCTCCAATGCTACTGCATTATCAAACATAGAGCCACCATCTACTGCATCACAAATCACGATGTCATTACTGCCATCATCACCTGCATATACAGCTCGTAGTTTTTTTGTCTGACTATATTCTTTCTTTGTCCATTGACTCTCTGGAACGCCGAGGACTTGCAGAGCCTCAACTCTCTCTGGTGAAAGTGCTTCACCGCTTACTGCACATTTGTATGTCATAATCGGATTATACTGCTAATTGTTCTGGTGTCAAGTGAATTTCTGCTGGAGGTGCTGGAAGAACATTACTCTTCCGAGGACGGCCACGACCACGCTTCTCACCATTAGGCAAAGTTGCTGTGGCAACATAAGCTGATAGTTTTTCTTTTAGTTGAACAAATCGTTTATCTGCATCTTCACGAGTAGAGCAAGTGAAAGCCCAATCACCCCATTGACTATCGCTTGGATACATTTCAGCAGGAGGCATCTTCACACCTGCAATCTCGTAACCATTGTGGCGTTTGATAGCGATAACTTCATAGTTATAGGCTTCGCTGTCTACTTCATCTAATTGTTTTTTATAGATTGCAACATCTCCATCACGACCAATCATCGTGAACTTAAAGCCTCTGCTAGTAAAAGATTCTTCAAGAATTTTCAATTTTAACTCCTTTAGGAAGCCACGCTTCCAAAGTCAGATTTTCTCCAATATATCCAACTTGGGTTTCGGTTTTAGTTTTAGGGTCAACTGCGTATAGTGCGTAGCCACCCTCCTTTAGTTTTTTGGCTTTAGTGATTTCCATTAGATAATTCTACTATACTTTTAGATTAATTCAAGACAAAAATATCACGATTAATAACTCCAACCCATTTAGCTTTATATACTGGCTCAAGAGTATCAGAATAAACAAAACTATTAAACTTATAAGGATTATAGGTAACCTTTCTTTCAGTTTGATCTATTGGCCATCCATCATCTGGAGTGCCACACACAAAAGCGTGAACATTCTTTCTTTGTTCTTTTAATACTCTGTTTCTGCCAGCTTGACTCACTCTAAACTCTACATCCTTCAAAAAGAATTCTGTGCTATGCTCTAATACTTTACCACGAAGCATAATAGAAAGACAATGCTTATGTAAATTATAATATACTTTATGTTTGGCTTTCATCTCATAAATATAACATAAATAATATAAATGTCAAGAATTGTAAACCTTTGATAGATAACGATTTACGCATGCGGGGGCTCGCCCGACGTAAATGCTTGATAATCAACGACTTATACATTTTTTAATTTGAGCAAAAAGAAGCGGAGGGTTTTGCCCTCCGCCTCTGTTAAAGTTTCGTTTTAGTTTAGGCAACCAACTTCAAGAGCTCTTCATCACGGGTTTTTCCGCTGAAGACCTTGAGCAGGTCGGTGCTGATGCGCTCGCTATACTCATAGCGTTCATCCGCCACATTGCGAGTCAAGAACTGAGTTGACGCATTGTACAAATTGTACAGGTTGCGGTCAGTATCTTCCTCGTAAGAAGGGTTCCGCCAGACTGCTTCGATGCCTTCACGCACCTTAGCAGAGATGACATCCTTCTCTTCCAACTTGGTGAGCAAGGTCAAACCCTGCTCGTCAGTAATTGCCTTCTGCGCCAACCTATTGAAGATTGCTACAGAGTTGTCAACGCTGGAGACAGCGTTAGCCAACGCATCACCAATGAAATCCAGATTGACGGCCAACGTGTGGCGTTTCGTCATGCTGAACTCCTTGGTCAACGATTTCATTCCGTTGGTGCAAACCAAACGGAGGAAACCGAGGGTTAACGAGACACGGCTGGAGCGATCATAACTGTTATTCACAGTCAACCGCAGTCCAAGAATGTCTCCCTTGGCACGCTTGCCAACTGGCTTCAATTCAGTCTTGAAGTCAGTAAAGTCATAGCTAGCGTAGAAACGAGCACCATCACGAACCACGAACTTCTTAGAAGTGTGATTCATGAGCATGCTGTTCTGAGCCAGCGACTCTTCGACCATTTCCACAAGGTCTGCATTCTTCACCACACCATACTGCTCGGTGCAAACTCCGAGTGTCATGGGTTCGGGGGTATCACGGCGTACCATCCCGAAGTATCCTGTCCTCTTGCCGTCGGTTGTGAGGAGTGGCTCTTGATGTATATCGAAATCGTATACACTTTGAGCGGGTTTTGTTGTTCTAGCCATATGTTAATCATACCACACTTTTAAACTGTGACAAGAACTTTTTTCATGTCATAAGATAATGTTGTGCAAGGATTTACGTATCCTAAGATAATTTTTTATAAAGTGCTGATATTCAAGGATTTACGCACGCGGGCTCCGCCGATACGTAAATATATAATAATCAACTACTTAAGTCAAACCAAATTAAATTTAATACTACTCTTTCTATATTCTCTTATCTTTCTAATAGCATATAAACTAGCATCTACTTCACTTAATTTAGCCCTAGTACCCATATTATATTTTCTTATCTTTTTAATACCATGATAGAACTTATCTTTCTTGTATTGCCATATATGTCTTACTTCATGGGCAACTAATTCTACTAATGATTCTTCCCAGCTATAACTCTTAACTGGTAAATATCCTCTAAACCCTCCACTCTTATAAGGCTTTTTATAAATAGAATAATTTGGAACTGCAATATGCACCCTCATGCTTCCCCATGCTCTGCCATGCCAACCAATTTTGGTATTACCAAAGTCTATTTTTCTAATATCTTTAAGGTGCAATCCTTGGGGCAAGCACCATTTAATAATTTCTTTTAACTTTTCAGAACAATATGAGGTAGTATTAATTAGCTTCATAGGCTAATAATATACCAAATTAGTTTAATGTCAATAGCCCAAAATTAAAATATATATTCTATAATCACTATACTGCTATCATCTATTTATTATTAATCAACTCTTATTTCACTATTATCTATTTCATATTTAACTAATAGTAATTCATCAAATGATATTACTGGTTTCTCTTGTAGTATTTCAATACAAAATAACTTATTCATTGTAGCTAAAATATATATAAACAGCAAAAACAATACTTAATATAATAGCAAAATATAAAGGTGCATTACTCATTAATCCATTCCAATATATTTTCTAGTTCATTAATTACGCTATTTAGTTCATGCACAACATCTTGGTTATTGTCGTGATCAATTTGCAGACCTTTATATTCCTCAATCCTATCACTGATTTCTTTGACAATTTGCGACCTAAGCTTCATCTTCGTCCTCCTCTTCTTCCTCGACATCAATAGCTTCAAAGTTATAATCAACCTCATCCCAATCGAGCATAAAGCCATTTGCGTCTGTGCAATTCTCAGCCATCTCTGTTGCCTTATCAACCGCTTCCTCATCTGATGTGGCCTCCACCTCGATGTCCACTTCTGCGATTTGGTTGCGTTGCATACGAATCGTGAATTTCTTTAGGGGTTTTTCGGTGTTGTTCATATTTTTAATATACTCCTTTTATATTTATTGTCAAATTATATTTTTAGGAATCTCTATTTGCCACTTGCTAGTAATCCATTTAAGGATCTGATCTGACCAGTAACCACTTACTATTTGAAACAAATCTCTTTCAATTCTAATCCTATCAAAGCTATAATAGATATACTGATTAATTAAGTATGGTGCATCACACGAACCTCTGGTAATATGATTAGTAGAAATAACATCTATCTTAATATTAGTTAAGGTTTTAGGAATACTTACCTTGATAGTTCCACCAAGTGCTGTCTCGCCTATTTTGAATGTTTTAGTCATAAATAGAATATAATCTAAATTATTATTTAGTCAATTAAATATTCTATATTGTTTCGCCGCTTTAATTAATTTCTTTCTTAATGATTCATTGGTAACACTATATGAGCCACCCCAATCTGACCTCTTTATTTCTCTAAAACATAATTCATTATTACCATCAAAGGATTCTATCACTTCATAATCAGCAGGGCCAATCTTAAATTGATAATACATCTTAACACTTCTTGATGTTAAGGTAGGTTGGGAGTTTGTTTTTGTTGATGCCATATATTTAATATAACTTAAATTATTATTAAGTCAAGCTCTTACCCAACTCGCGCCCCATCTATTTAACGCGGCTTTTAATTCTTTGAGTGTTTTGAAATAGGTATATTGTTCTGGCATACACATTGGATATACTTGTTTAGCAACCCATACTTTCTTATTTATTAATTTTTTATTATACTCGCCAGTAAACAAATAAGGATTTGTATTAACCACACGATCTACAACATAACAAAAGTATGTGGGCTTGTTGATATAGTTTGCTATGTATTGGTATGTGCTGTTCATCTATTAAATATAAGTTAAATTAAAAATAAGTAAAGAAAAAAGGACTAGGCACGATAAGTTTTTATTGCTTACCTTTTCAGATCCTCAGATCTGCCCATTACCGATTGTGAACCTCTGTTTCGCAACAGACGCGGTGTAGTTTAGGCGCATCTTTGTAGATGCCCTTCTACCTCAAGGGTGCGACCCCTCCAGATTACTTTGGCTCCGCGAGTGGTCGTATGCCTACGCCAGTTCGCTTCGACACAATCTGTCCTGCAAATATAAATATATATTTATTTTGTTAATCTGTCAAGTAAATAAAATAAACAAAAGCAATCCATCCACTTAAAGCTATAATAGTAATAGCCATAGCTTCTATAAAACATCTTATTTTACTTTTGCTTGTTACAATTGGAATGTCGCTCATATATTTATGGTAGATTAAGTTCTATTTTATTATTTTCTTTATCTATTTTTGCAGATATTTCTGGCATTTTAGTTTTGCAAGGTGTGCTACATAAACATATATTAAACTTGCTGTTTTGCACACATCTACATTTACAATCTATTTTGGCTGTGCAAAATGGATCTTGATCTGCAAAAGAATTAAAAGATATTAATATAAATAAGAATATAATTTTACGCATAACTTTATATTATTTAGATTATTATTTTTTGTCAATTCGGAATCGAAGGGACTTGAACCCTCACTCCCCGCCGTGACAGGGCGGTGCTTTAACCAATTAAGCTACGATTCCTTTGAAAAAAATATGGTTTCTGCGACACCAAAAAACGCTCAAAGGATATATGGTCGAGGTTAATCCCGCAATCACCTCAACATCCAATCCTTGATTTCGTGCGGAAATCAGTGCAGAAGGAACGAAAGAGATATAGGGCGCCTTGGCTCTCTTCCTTTGCAGTGCCTCGCATTTGAGACCCTGCCTTCTACTATTTATATATTAATTGTTTTTTTCCTTTTCGTCAAGTTCTCTTACTTCAATATTTCCCACCAAATTGCTAAACAGACTCCCAAAAAAATTAAAACAATCTCCATATGATAAATTTTTCTCCATTTGTTTTTCGCTCATACAACCTATTATACATCAAATACAATATCTTGTAGAACTTTTTTTTAAAAAACAGTGCAAGTTTTTCGATACTTGCAAACGATTCACTATAACGGAGTGACCACCGATGACCACCATCACCTCACCAAAAGTTTATGCTGGATTTAACTCCACATCAAGTTTCTTTGTTTTGCCCATCCAAGGTTCTGGCATAATATGTTTAAGCCAATCTTGCATAGATGGAATAAATCCCAAGTCCTCTGCAACATGCTGTTCGCCAACCCAACGAGTAGGAATCTTTTTGCCGTTGGATAGCGTGATGGTATTGCCAAATATTCTCTCACACATAAAGATGCCCTCGGCATGATGTCGCAAAGCTCTATGTCTAAAGTCTGCCATCATCATCTTACTCTCATCAAACCAATCATGAATCCTCTGATAATCTTCGGGCGTTCCACCCCACTTCTTTGACGAAGAGACAGAATGATGGTATGGATTAGCCATTAGAAACTTTCCTCGCTAGAGTTCACTTCCTCGATCCTCTCATTGAACTCAAGATTAACCTTGCGGTTAAGAACATCAAAGTGAAATGTTCCATAGCTACCTCCGTTAATCTCCCAACCTCCGTGGCTGGCTTCTAACTTATCATAGCATACTTGCTCAACGATATCACGAACCTTTCCTTCGCCACCACCAACCTCAACAAAGGTTTTCTTCTCGTCATCCCACTCGTGATGCTTGCCTTTATATGAACCTTTAACCACTAGTTTAGGCTCTGATACTTCTTTGCCTCTGTGATCTTCATAAACAACCTCATCAATCTGACCACTATCTCCACAACCATCAAAGGTTACTTCAATGCTGGCTACTCTGGTTTCTTGTAGAGTATCAAATAATAGTTTAGCATTATGCTTTACTTGATCTGCTTTCTTGATTTGGTCTGCTCTGATTTGTGCCATGATGTCATCCATCTTGGGCATTTTGATTTTTTTAGATTTAGATGTTTTGCTCATACATCCAATATAATCTAAACTTAAACTTTGTCAATCTCTGTTTAAGAAAATATTTAAAATATATACTACTAAGATAACACCAAAAATATAATAGTAATTCATTATTTAATTACTCCTTATTTGCTATTGCTCTCTTTGCATTTACTCTTTTCAGCATAGCTTCTAGACGCTCAACTTGTTCCTCATAGCCGTACTTTTGCCACTCTTTGAGATGTGAAATTTGATCAACAATAGCATCTTGAATTAATAACCAATCATCTCTAGTAAAATATTTATCAGTATATTCGCTCATTCAATTAATGTACCTTGATCTTTGAAGATTGTCAAGGATATCATCAATTCTTTTATGTTCACTCTCATCTATTGAGGATTTACTTAATACTAAAGCATATACAATAAAACTTATTTCTTCTCTGTTTAGAATAATAGCTTTATTTCTATTGTTATCTATGTCTATATTCATTATTTATATTCTATTATTTCGCTTTTAGATGTCCATTTTATATTTATTTATAACTGCAAGATAGCTATTTCGCTTTTTAGATTTATATTTTCTAAGAGTCTTATACCTTTTCTTTATTTTTTGTTTTCTATTTGACAAATAGTGAATCGGCTTTACATCATAAGTAAAGTAATATTTCGCAAGAATGTATTTACAAATTCCATATAGCCCCGAACTGAAAGCTGTAAGAGTAATTGCCCAAGCTGTTAAATGGTTCATATTTTAAAATACTCCAGTAGTTTATTTGGTTCAGTTAGATTTTGATTTGATACCGCCCAAACAGCAGGTTTATTCTTGCCAAGAATAGTTTGTTTGGCTTTATTTAAGAAATCTTCTCTCGTAATCCATCCTTCTATTAGAACGCTAGTTAATGATTTAATTGATAATAGTATTGAAAGGTCTGCTCTAAAATCTTCTTTATTAGGAAAGAATAAATTTTTATAATCACCTTTTACAAGGCAAGTTTTTACTTGAATAGTTTTATTATCTTTTATAAAGTCTTTTATCTTATCATCGCCACTTAAGCTAAGTCGTTTATCTAGTTTTAGTTTTAAAAATCTAGCAACACCCGCTTCGCCCATTACTCCATTGATATGATTTTCAAAATCAGTTTGATTGTCGTCTACTCTTTTGCTTCTTACTCCGTGAGCAACTTTAATAATATTTCTGCTATGAGCAACTCCCATTATGCTTAATAAATCAAAGTAATCAAAATCAATAGGTATAGGATTCATATATTTGCTTCTAATTTATTTAGTATTTGCATTATAAGACCTTTATTTTCATCTGTCAAGTTATCACTATACTTATTTAACATTGGATGAATAGCTTTATTATTAAAAGATTTAAGTATATACCAATCAAATTCATAGCCCATATTTAAAGAGTCCCATTCAGTTTTGCAACAATAAAAAAGATAGGTAAGCTCGTCCTCGGACAAAGCCTTTATTTGATTATTTGAGATCATTATTTTACTTAATATGGTTAGCAAAATGGATTAGTGCCATTCCAGCTAACATCATTAAGGTTGTTGTTATTATTTCTGGCATATTTATTAATAAATGTGGTTTTTGCAAGGAAAGGAACTTGCTAGGATCACCACAAACCTATGCTTCCTTGGGTCACGGCTTCCAAGTATTTTATAATAAACTAAATATATTATTTCGTCAAGTAAAAATCACAAATAACATTAAAATTAATTAAAATATTCTAAATTTGCCCTAGCATTTTTAGTTAGCTTAAAACCAAGTAATTTGATTATTTCTTTATTTGTCATTAGCTTATTTGATTCGCCCTTATACATAACTTCTCTATCTACTGCTATCAAGTCCCAATCCTTTAATAAGTAATCATATTCTTTATCTATTACTTTAGTAGCAATAAAATTGGGGCTATATTTAATTACTATGTAGTTATTTTTGTTTTCTGTTGTTATGATTCTATCAATCTCACCATAGCTTACATTATTTATGTTATGTAGTGTTATTTTATTTAACTTATTAAAAGCATCAATATCAATAATAGCCCAATTATTTATTATTTTTGCTGGATGTTTTAGCTTATCATAGTATAACTCTAATTTTTCTTCTAGTGATTTGAATTTCATTAGCTATTAGCTTATTATACATAGATAACAGATAAAAAAAGAATATTATTTAATTATTTAATGCTTGACTTGTAAAGAATTATATATATTATAGTCCACCAAACCTATTTCATTCTTTTATACTTATTTCTATTCTTCTCTATGTCTTTTAATACTATCTCTAGAGTATTTCTAATATAAAGCATAACATATAAGGATGCTAATAGACTCAATAACACTATAAAGTATAATGCTCCTAGTATTAGGTAAAATGGCTTGAATATATACCCTTGTATATCAAAATGAATACCTAATAAAGACATAATCTTACTTTTCACCCCTCTTTTTAATATACTGCCTTATTCTTTTTACTTCAAGTAAAATAAGACCATTAAATAAGAATAGTGCCAAAAATCCGCATAAGAATATCACAAGATCAAGGCTAATATCGAGGTTTAGTTCAGTATAGGCTATATTATCATTAACTATAAGAAACATATTATTTAGTCCTTTTTAGATATTAAATAAATAAACCACCATACCAAAGAAAAAGCTAATAATGGCACGATTAAGCTCAAGAAACTCCAATTCATCCTATTTTAGTGCCAATATCTTCCACGAAGCGAAGTGCTTCTTCTCTAACATACCATTCCCAAGGAGTTCCGTTTCTATCAACAATAACGCAATAATGCTCACTATTTGGCACATAACCAATCCTACCATAGTATTGAGTTCCATCCTCGATCTGAAACATTACTTCCTTACCTTCATTTCGTTCCATAACGAAAATCTTTGCATCATCGTTAGTAGATTCAGCTACTTGAGGATACTTGGCATCATAATCTAATGGGTTAGCTTTAATCCATTGAGTCATATATTTGCTCCTTTAATTCTTCATAGCATAGTTCACAATAAAAATCGTCCTTGTATCTGTGCATACGCATCTCATCTTTCTTCATTTGTTCTGGTGTTACAACTTCGCCACAATCAACGCAAGTTAAAGGTTTGTTAGATAAAATCATCATCTTTTGTCTCCACTTCCTTTTATTTTACCTCTTTTTAATCTATCTGCAAGTTTAATTAAATTATTTCCTGCAATATCTTCAAGATTCATACCAAGTTCATCTGCTAAAGAGGCACAATACCAAAGAACATCACCAAGTTCATCTGCAATCCTAGCTTTAGCTTCTTTTGAGAGATTTCCATTGTTATCTCTCATTACCTTCTTAACTTTATTAGCAATCTCGCCAGCTTCGCCAACAAGTCCTAAAGTAGTATAGTATAATCCATCACCCGCTAAATCTCTTGGATAAAAAGCAGTTCGACCAGCATTAGCTTGATAATTATTAAATGTCATTTCTTTTTACTTTTAACCTTTTTCGCTTCGCCCAAGCCTTTAATTAGTGCATAGTTAAAGCCAATATTAATAAACTCATCTTCTGTAATTACCCTTCTACCCAAACCAAGGAAAAAATCTCTCATACGATCTCCCATATCTACTTGAGTATCAAATACATTTTTTTTCTTGAATTTACCTACTTTAAGATGGTAAGGGTCTTTTTTAGATAATGTTTTATTTTTCATTTCTTTTTAGATTTTAATTTTTTATTAATAGAAGTCAATTCAAATTTATTTTTCATTTAACAACCTTGGCATCCAACAAAATCACAATCACACTTTCTTTTGGGTTTATTTAATTTTTTAGCTTCGTTATTATCCCATTCCATTTCTTCTCTGTATTCTTGAATTTCTTGTATAGTATCATCTGCTGGTAAATACTCAAAAAGCAAATCAATTAAATCTGCTACCGAAGCATTATTATACAAATCATAGATATACTCTCTTTCATCCTCGGAACAAGTCTCAAGAAATTCTTTGATATTTTTAAACTTTTTCATCTTCATCTTCTTTGTCATAATCTATTACTCCTATTTCATCAAATACATATCCGCATCCTTTAAGGAAATCTCTTAATTTGTCACAAATTTCACCAATAGTTGTTGCATTAAAACTAATCTTATGATTTGTTTCTCTGCCAATTTCATCAGCATATTCATACTTAAAGGTAAATTTATCCTTCTTCATTTTAGGAACACTTTCTAAATTTTCTCTTTACAACTTCCTCACCTTTCTTATCAAATTGTTCTAACTCTCTTTCTTTTCTCCACTCTGCTAATTCTTCTTTTGCTCCATTAAATTCAGCCCAATCGTTTAATTCTGCATCTGTCAGATATTCTTCATCTTCTTCTCTGGTAACGCATCCGTGAGCATTATTTTCTGCTTCATCTGCATAAGATTCAAGAATATGCTCGGAGCTTGACCCGTGTTTATTACTAATATCATCTGTGATAGTATAGATAGTTACTTTATATCTTACGCCACTTTTAAATTCTGCCAACTTCTTCTTTTGGTCTTTTTTGTTTGCAAGAATTTCTTTTTGAATATGAGCCATTTCTTTTCTGTGAGTATTTACAATCTTCTCAAGGTCATTATAATAAGGTCTATTCTGAAAGATAAGCTCAATTAAATCCATCTTACTCATCTCAACATAGTTACGAGTAACGGCTTCTCTTTCATCTCCCGAAAGACTATTGTAAAACTTTAATGCGTTCTTGAATTTCTTTTTGCTCATATATTCAATATACTGCAAACTTAAAAATTGTCAATAGGTCACGCCAAAAATATTTACTTGAGCATTAGGATTTCTGCGACCATCTGGACTATCCATCATATTATATTTAGTAGGATAATCTTGAGCATCTTCACTCATAGCATTTGGAATCGTCCTATAAGATGTATTTGCACAACCAATAAACAAAAACGCCACAGCTATCCAAAACAAACAATACAATATAAAACCTATAATTCTAATTGGTTTAGGAATCATTTCTTAATGTTACGCTTTGTATAAGTAATTGAGCTTCACGATTTTCAATAACTTCTTTCACCGATAATCTTTCATTTGCGATTGGGGAATGATTGAAAAGAAAAGTGAGACAGAAAATTTCTATTGGAGTCCACATAAAATTATAATAGGATAGTGGGCTTGAACCATCTATCCTACTATTACATTACTTGGCCGATACAGAAACTACTGAACCACCAGTCTTGTTGGCAAATCGCTTACTAGCGATCTTTGCACCACGGAGAGTTGGGTAACTCTTGGGAGCAACAACAAGCTGACCAGTCGTAGCTTTGACTTGCCAAGTATATTGAGTTTGAGTTGTATTCATAAGTTAATATTAGTATATATATGTATTAATGTCAATATATATTATTTTTTATTTTTAAACTTTTCTTCTTGAGGTTGTTCAATCGCATCTTCTTTGTTATAAACTGCCTTTTTGGGTCTACCCATATTTGTCAGTTTCATATCTTTACCACGCTTGATATTTCCCCAAGGATTCATACCAGAATTTTTAATGTTATCTGCGAAATTTTTAATCGCTTTGATTTCTTTATTTGTTAATGCCATAGTTAGTATATACTAACCGAATTTATTTTTTAGATCAAGAATTATTTTTTGCAACTACAACCAGAACAACCACACCTTAACTTTAAATTCAACAACCACTTAAACGCTTTTTTTAGCTTTTTTAACACTTTTCTTTTTAGCTTTCTTTTTCTTTGGCTTGATTTCTACTTCTTCATCTGCCCAACTAGCACAAACTTCGTTATTATATTGACTATCAAAAGGAGCATTTTCGTTATTTGTTTTGGCTAATTCACGATCAATTTGCCATTGATAAATTTTATCTTCAATTTTAAGACGAATATTCCAATAAAGATCGGTTAGCCAATTCATAAACGGACTCCAAAAAGTCCACCTAAAATAAAACAAGCTGAAAGAATTGCGATTTCCATAATATTGTTCTATTTATCTTTACACCTTGTTTTTAGGCTTTTCCTTAATATTTTTATTATACGCTAAAACATCATCTAAATATTTATTAATCATATTGCGGATTGTGCGTTCTTTTTCGGGGTCTTTGCTATAATAGGATTTCTCAAGAGCAAGTAATTGATCTCGCCAATGATTTAAACTAGCAAGATGATCTGTTAAAAATTCAATTTTGGGTTTCTTGAGTGCCATTTTTTACCTCTAATTTCCATTTTTCAATAATTTTTCCCGAATCAGCACAATCGGAATTATTGTTGCTTCTTAAAAGATAAAAGATTTTCTCACTAGAGTCAATCTTATTTACAATATTTAAATATCCTTCTTTAAGATTCTCTTTATCAATAAAATAATGACTTCTCATATAAGGCTTTGTCATATTGTCTTTGCTTAAAATACTTTGAGTCAATAAGTAACCATTATTTTCATCTTTTTGACAAAGAATAACGCTTTTATACTTATCAGAGGAATAAAGATCAGAGAATTGTTTTGGCAATCCTAAATTAATAATACAATTATGATGATAAACTCCAAAAAAACTAATAGTATCATCAATAATCATTTTAATAAACTGCTACTTTAACTATTTTAGGATTATTATTTACAAATCTCATAGCTTCTTTTTCAGTCATAAAGAAAATATCAACTACTGGATATTGGCCGTGACTAGCTTTTCTTCTGATAACATCTGTTCCAGTATCGTGAGCAAATCTAAATCCAAGATTAGGGATATAAAGTTTTGAGAAGTAAGGGATAATCCTTGGGTCTACTGCAACACTTTTGTTCGGTTTAAGGATAGCACCAGTTGAGCTTTGTCTCTTTGCACTCCAAGAATCTGTATCAGAACCCTTTGCCCAATAAGCAGTTAAGCGAACCTTGATTTCCTTCTTGGGAGTATTAGTTTTAACAAAATTATCAACCATTTCATCTTTGTTAAAGATAATCGGTTTCTTGGAAGATGATATTATTTCGCTCTTGAATAATACGCAAGAGGCTAACAATAAAACGGATATTCTACATAGTATTTTCATAACTTGTCCTCGACTTATTTAAGATTAATTTAAATTGATTAAAATGTCAAGCTAGATTAACTTCTTCTAGCGACTAGATAATTCCTTATGATTAATAGACTTCATAACAATATAAGTTACACCCATAGGGAGTTTTAATCCCTATGAATGTATCCTATAATAGAATTACTTTGTAAGAAGATCAGAAGCTCGGAGCTTGCTGGTCAATTTACGCTTGTCAAAGGAACGCCAATGACGAGTATGTTGATTGACTTTATCAAGAACCTTTGCTTCACTAATCGTAAATGTGCCATTAGTGTTATCTGTCATTTTAACAAAGTATGTTTTGGGTCTGTTTGCCATAATGATTAATATTATTAATATTTTAACTATTTGTCAAGTTAGAATTTTCAAATTCTTTGATTTTATTTTGTAAATAAGCAATTATTCCTTCTATTCTTAAAATATCTTTTTGATAGGAGTTTATTTTTTCAATGTAAAAATCTAATTCTTTTCGCAAGGCTTCTTTATTCATAATGTATTATATATTATGAGTTTGTGTTATCTAAAGAATTTTTTACTTCAATATATTTTCTGTTTGTGTTTTCGCAGAATATACAAAAATTATCAAAATCAAAAACAATTATATAATCATTCATCGTTGCGTCTGGACGCACTTCTTCCCAAGTGAAATCAGTTTTAAGACCAAAAGACTTTTTCATTTTACCTATAATATAGGTTACTTTATATATTAAATATTGTCAAATACATTTTATATTACATAAATAACTTTGTCTAGTTTTTATTTATATTGTATTGAATAAAATCCGCTTGACTATCTGTATGATAAACATTTTTAAAATTTAATTGTTTAATCATATCCGAGCATCCGTGACAAGGAGCAGAATGATCTAGCAGATTATTTCTATTGATTCTAGTATTAACAAGAGTTAATTTAGAACAATCTTCTATACCTAATTTTATAACAGCATTTAGCTCGCTATGAGTTCCAACAATATCGCTAATCTTTTCTTTATTTTTATTAATATAATTGTATTTTAAATTCATTGGATGAGTTTTTGTAGAGTTCATTCCAATACTTATAATACGATTGCGGTCAAGAATAAAACTAAAGTGTCTACATCTTAAATCTGCATTATGCTTATTGATAAGGGCATAAGTAACCTCAATAATCTTATTGAAGTTCATACTAATCTTTTTTATCTAAATCTTCGTATTGTCTTTCAACTTCTTCTGCTTCTTTGTCTAAATCTGCTTGTATTTCTTTCAAATAACCATCAATCTTATCTAGGTCTGGAGTTTTTTGGCTATAAAAATTACTAATATAATTTGTATTAGTATTACCAAAAAGAATCCTAGCAATCAAGTGCATACCAAATCCTTGAAGAATAGATAGATGAACAAAAGTAACTGGCTCAAAAAGATAATTCCAAGTTAAAGTTATAATCGTGCCATAGATAAGGCCAAAGAAAATATAGGTTGTGGCGAGATCAAGTAAGTCAAGTTTAGGTAATTTCATTATGATAAAGTATTTATAAACATTGGAGTAAATTCTCCAACATAAGAACATCTTACATTAAATTCAAAATAATCAATAGCCTCGCCTTGAGGATCTTCTTGATCTTTAAATTGTTCTGCAAGAATATCTAAACATTTCTCAATAGAATAAATTGCTACTGGATTTCCCTCTGCATTATCACCAACTCCGATAAAAGCATCATCAAACCCATCTGCAAGAAGAATCTTGTCAGAATAATCTGAATAGCCAGTTTCAATAAAGTCTACGATTTTTTGGTTATGTTTGCTTAATTTCATAATTGCTAATGTATATGGTGTCCTCTTAACCTTACTTATACTCACATTTTAACTTACACGCAAGTTATTTTTTAATATATTTTTTGATTTTCTTTACAAGTGCTTCTACTTTAGATAGTTCCTGCCATTTAATTCCAGAAATATCTTTATGGTTATTATCGTGCCATTCAACTAAAGCTGTAATATCATTTTCTAGTTCTTCAAGTTCTTTATTTACTCTACCTATTATTGTTTTTTGATTTTCCATAATTATCCCAAAAAGTTTTTAAGATATTCATTCATTTCATCTTCTTGATTAATTAGAAATTTAAATTTAATATAAAATTCATTCAAGTCCAACGCTACGCTTGCTGGAAGTAAGGTATTGTCCACATTAGTTTCATACCAAGCTACAAATTGTTTCATTGTGCGAAGTGTCTTGACTTCTTCTTGCATATTTTATATACTAACTTGAATTTATTTTTTCTTCAACTTTAATTTTGCGTGATCTGCGAATAAGTTTGGATTGTCTTTGTAAAGTATTTCTAATGAAGTTTTTGCAAAAGCTCTTAATTCTTTTTCATCTTTAATAGCGTCAATAATTTTTTTAGCCATTAAAGCAAAAGTCTTTTCTTCTTTTTCTAAACCTTTTTCTATTCGTGATTTGTCTACTTTTTTTTTGCCCATAATTCTAATTACACATTAGAATTTAAATTCAAACTGCTCTGCCATATATTTTGGGTTAGTTTCATACTTTTCAGAGTATAATTGACAAAGTTGAAAATCTGTTAGATTATTTAAATACCCTAGAATCCTATCTACAAGGGTGGTAGGATGCTCTTTAAGATATGCTTTCTTTAAGTCTGATAGAATTTTTGATCTTGGATTAGTCATTTTCTTTCTCCAATAAAAACTCTGGAATCATATCTTCTTTTGCGTTCTTATCTTCGATAACATCAATCCAGTTAGTGATATTACCATACTTCACTCCTTGCATCAAATCTTCGTAAAGACATTCAATAGCTCGTTCAACCATTTCTTGATTGTCCATATCTACAATATAATTTAAATCTACACAAACTCGTCCTAGTTTCATTTTGCGTTTTTATACTCCATTATAAATTCACTAGCTTCTTCAAGAGCATTAACGAAGTGCATTGTTCTACAATCTTGAGGACAATCTTCGTCAGCTTGATTAACAAGTTCCTCTAGAAGTCTAATTGCTTTTTCCATTTCTTGATTATGCTTCATTTTAATTTAATGTCAATTAAATCCTAATGCTGGTCTTTCTTTTTCAGAAAACAATTCTATAATACGAATATTAGTAATCAAGTGCCAATCAGAATTTATTTTAATACATTTTTCAGATGGAGAAATCTCTGTTACCTTTCCTTCTTGAATTGCGTGTCTATTGATAGGAAAGTTAAGATAAAGAATCTTGCGGTTAATTAAATCTTTTAATTTCATTCTTGTGGAGTCTCATTCTTTAAATCAAAATCATTAAAATAAACATCTATCTTGTCTACTAATTTATAATATTTATCAGTAGCATCGTGAGATATTGAAATTTCATCTAGAAAATCTTTGTTGCTTAACAAGTCTCCAAGAATACCCATCGCTAATTCAATCTCTCCATCTGTAAAATAAGATGATGCTTTCATATTAAAATGGCTTGAGAACATATCCCCAATAATCGCTATCAGCTTGTTTCTGAATATCATCCCACATAAGGCAACGAACAATATACGAAGGAACGCCTAGTTTATCGCAATTATCAATCCAATGCTTCTCCATCGCTTTGTATTTCATCGCACCAACCTTTGACTTGGTGTATTTCAAATTTTCCATACCATAAAAGCGAAGATGGTGAACATCACCGCATACAACTTTGGTATGATTAGGATTAATCATTTCAAGAGCAAAGCTAACTTTAGCATAGCTCAATCCACGAATACGCTCAACAAGACTATCACGAACCTTAACATAATGTTTCTTGTTATAACAAACAAAGTCTTTAGGATTCTGCCAGAAGTCTTTTGCAAAGTCCCAAATATAATCTGTGCGTTCATTCTGACAACCAACGCCAGAACGAGTAAGACGCTTTAACAATTCCTTGCGATTATATCTCCAATAAATAAAGTCACGAATAGCAAGATAACCCTTGATATTACCTTCCCAAGTAGTATGAACCGAGCAGAAGGCGAAAAGATAACGCCTAAAAATATCATCGTTGGTTAAAGGTTTAAGTGTTTCCCAATACTGCTTGTAGGCTTCTACCTTGTGGCGATGAAGCTCATTAAAGCTGGCGAAAAACTGATCTGGTTTAGTTGTATCCATAACTCAAATATAATTTAAATTTAATTTAAGTCAAAGAATTAATTGTTCTTACCATCATTTTCCATCCAATTCCTTGCGTGATAAGGACTTGGAAAAGTTTTTAATAGTTTAGCGTCAATTAAATCAACACTAGGGTAATTATCTTTACAAGTTTCTTCGTAAGCTCCCCATAATTCAAGGTCATTTCCAAATTCATCTTCTAATTGTTTTATGTATCTTATTACCTTCATAATACAACAATATTAATTTTTGCGTTTAGTTTATAAACTCGATTGCCCTGCTTTTCATCGGGGTCATTAATCGTATTACGCTTTTTATTAGAAAAGTCATAAGCCTTTCCATCTTCTAAATCTAGAATATTTACGCTAGTAGTATTAGGAACTCTGATCTTCATATAGATTGCGTGATTGCCTCTTTGAACAGATTCGGGGTCAAAGAAAGAAAAAACTTCTCCTTCTTTAATCTTGTCAAATTCAATGAGTGACTCTGTATCTTGTGATGTTATTGTATATTTCATAAATTAAAATGGTCTAAAGTTATACATCCTTTCAGCTATCTTACTTATGTTTGATTTATTTGTCAAACTGAATCCGTATTTTTTCTTAAATTTTTGTAATTTTTTAGGATTCATATTCTGTTTTTCAAAATCCCCAACAGAGCTTTCATCAGTCACAAGGTATTCGCCTTTTTTAAAATCAAATAAATCCATTATTTCTTGCACTTGATCTGGATACTTGTCTACTACTGCTGAACCAGCAAACTCAATAATTTCACCATCGTATGAAATTAATTTTCCTTTAGTAAAATCGTATCTAGGTTTCATTATCTATTCCATTGAAACTCGAAAATCCATCCTAACCAATGAAATCCACATTCAGTAAAGTATTTGCCACTCATATAAAAAAATTTAGGCAATAATTTAAATTGAAATGAATTTAAAATATAAAGCCCCATACCTTTAAATGTGATACGATAATAAACTTTGCTCACGAAACAGCCTTGAGCTTTCATAGCTTTCTCAAATTCTTCGCTTGTCATTCTTTCTTTCTTCTTTTTCATCTTCTTCAATAATTTTTCTTGTTATTTTATTAATATCAAGTGATAAATTATATAATGATTGAGATATATCAACCAAACTTCTTTTAATGTCTAATAGTATTTTATCGTTGTGCATAATTTAATCCCATAAGTCTTTAAAATAAAGTCCAAGCAAAAGAAGTCCATTTCTTTGACGCTCATAGGCTTTATTTAATTTTGAATAATCTGGTTGAATGTTTTCTTTTCTTTCAAATTCAACTAGATATGTTCCATCTTCTTGTTTCTCAAGAAACATTTGACGATCTTTAATAGGGTCAAATCCTTGTGGATAAACTTCATAAACTTCTTCTAAGCTTACATTAATATCATCTTCATCAACAATAGTTTGGAGTGCAAAGATAATTTCATCTAAAATATATTCATATTCTTTTTGATCTAGGGAAATTCCCAAGCCAGTTGTTTTGTCTGTATAACATCCAAGGGTTGAATTAAATTCAAAATTATCTTCTTGCCCAACATAAGGAACAATCTTATCATTAATAACTAGATGGTGGCGATTAGCAAGACTATGATAGTTTTGTCGAAGATGCTTGATTCGTGGAAGCATAAACTTCGCAGTAGATTGAGGAAGATTCCAGCAATCACTATCAGAAAAGCCTCTAGTCAATTTTTGAAAAGCATTTCTTACTTTCCATTTACTATTTAAAAAAGTATGATACAAATAATTAGACTGACCAAAAGCCCAATTTAAAATAGGATTCTTGTGAAATCTAAAACTTTGCATCATTTCTTCAAATGTTTGTTTTTGACTCATACTTTATTTAAGGTTTCCCTTACTGAATCTAACACTTCTTTAAGGTCTTGTAAAGAATAAGATTTAAGTCCACCATTAAAACTATAACCTTCTTTGTCTTTATCAAAAGTAACCATAAGTTTAGTTTCTGGAAAACTCCAAGTTGAGCCACCCCAAGATGTTCCTTGTGTTTCTTTTCCGTAAAAATATGCAGTTGCCGTTGGATTTTCACCATTAAGATTATACATACGAATGGTCACCGCATCACAAGGAAATTTATCCGTAGATGTTTTGTCAATGATTTGTTCTGCTGGAACAACTCCTTTGATTCTGCTATTCTTTTCCCAAAATATTTTATGTTTCATAATCCTTGCTCCTTACAATTTTCTTCGTAATCCCTCAAGAATTTATATTCTTCCCAACGCCCAGCGTTGGCTAGAATGTTACTTGTAAGCATTACTCGATGTTCTCCCTCATTTTTAATATCTTTTTCATCGTAAGTCAAGGTAATAATTCCAAGACCATAATCATTGTAATCTATAATTTTTAAATCAACACCTTGTCTTTCTTCATCATCCAGAAGGCTTTCGATTGCTCTAGTGGTAGCTTCTGTATATCTATCAGATTTTTTAATTGAATCTTCTAAATCAACTTTTGCTAACCAATTATGTCCACTTACATAAATATTCATTCTTCGTCCTCATCTTCAAAATCATAAACTGCCTCATTCTGCTCTGGTGAACGAAACCAAAGATAAGTGTGATCGTTTTTTTGTTGAGCTTCGATAAATTCAAGATTGCAAGTTTTCAATCTTTCCTTTACAATATCTATGAAATGATTACTAATCTTGATAAACAAACTTTCATCGCCAGCAATCCACTCATAGGATTCACCAAACTCCTCTGCGATCATTTTAATTTTAGGATGTAATTTCATAATTGTTTTAAATCAATTCTTTCTACTTCGTCCTCTTGATTTGAAACTTTACCACGAATTTCAGCTAATAGATTTATTACTGAATCCAAGTCATATTCGCTGGAATCAGTTGTATCAAAATCAATTAGCTCTTGAAGATATGTTATATCCTCAATTACTAGGTCAATCTTATCAATTATTTTTTTGTTCATTTTGGGACATCTCGATTTTTAGATTATCTAACTCTTTCTCATTTAAGTCAAGAGCAGAAGGGTGAATTGTTAGCGTCATATCTAGATGAGGCACAAAACAATAAAACATTTTAATATTAGTATCATAGCTTAATACTTCCATAGGAGTTCCTTTTGTAGTTTTAACTTTTTGATTTTTCATTTAGATAAATGTTCTGTATGATAATCGCTACCTTTTTTAGTTAATGCTCTACCAGTTGGACGAATTTCAATTAAACTATTACGAACAAGATATAATTCAACATTCTTTTGCAACATATCTCTTGTAAGATTAGTTTTAGCTGAAAGGTTAGTTAGTCTAACTTCTCCGTGTTCTTTAAGAATTTTAATTACATTAAGTTCGATTTCTGAAAGGCCAAGAGGGTAGATGGATAGTTTGCTTTTAATTTCCTTCCAACCTTCGCTAGTCAATTCATTAGATTTTTTACCTGCTAAATAACCAGAAATTTGATTTGCCATAGATTGAGCTTGTCGAGCATTACCACGACAAACACTAGCCACTTCGTCAATAATCAAATCATTAATCTTTTGCTTTTTTGTAAGTAGATTTGCAGAAATAATCTTACCCAATTCAATATAAGAATAATCTTGAAGATCAATTCTATAAAGACGATCAAGAAGTGCGTGAAAAATCTTTTGAGCTTCTGTTGTGCAAAAGATAAAAGAATTTTGATTGAATCTAAAGGTATAAGTTCCATCTTCAAAACTAAATTCATTCTGATTAGTGGAATTAGGATTTAAAATAGTAAGAAGTGCCATCGTAACATCTCTTGGCAATTCACTAGCTTCATCAAAAATAATAGTAATATCTTTATCTGCAACATAAGGAAGCATAATCTGATTAAAGAAACTCTTAACATTCTTGATCGTAGAACAATTAACAATCAGAGTTTTCTGTCTATTCATTAGATTAGCTGTTTTTTGAGCGATAAGAGTTTTACCACATCCTCTTGGAGCAACGAAAAGAAGATGAGGCATAATTCTTGTTTGATTAAATCCTTCTAATAAGAAATTAATTTTACCTTTTGTCTTTTCTTGTCCAACGATTTCCGAGAAGTTATCTTTTGTCATATATGTTTTTATACAAGGGTTTTGTTTTGTAATCAAGAAGTTTGTTCAAACTACTTCAAAATCAATACTTTGCTCTAAACTATTATAGGTTTTAGTATTGACTTCTTTTTCAATTCCTTTTATATTTAAATTGTCGAGGAATTTCTTTGATACGATAACGACTGCATCTCGCTTCAATACTTTATTAAGTTCACTCAATGGAATCATTGAAAAACAAAACGAACCTTTTTTACGGCCACGATTAGATTTCATCTTCATCTCCTTCTTCTATATGTGCGTTTCTCATAGCGTTTAATAAATCAAATTTCAATGATTCTAAAACGCCAATAACTTGATACGCTGTCATATCACTTTCTTGAGCATACCTTAATATATCTTTATATAAAGTATCTCTTAATTGATTTCCAGCTTTTGAATTAAAATTATCTTCTTCGTTCATATATAAAACTTGCTTACTTTAACTCCAAATCCTAAAAAAATCAAGGTAAATCTTTTTCCATATTCGTATGATTCAAATGATATGTCTGTTCTTAAATTCAATTTAAATCCAAACCATTTATCATCATCTTCTTGTTTATAACCGAGAGAGATGGTCGGTAGGGTAACTCTAATCTCAAGATTATTGCTCCTACCAAACCATCTCCCTATGCACCAATCAATGTGCAAACCTAACTTCATTATCCCTTGATAAACCTTCCAGTATTAGGGTCACGCTTATTGTGATAATTCGCTTTAAGTGTGCCATCAGTTCCCCAACTAGGAATATCATCTTCCTCATCTTCATCATCGTATTCATCATCGGGGTCTACATCATACATTTCTTGCATAGCTTCAATAGCTTCTGGACGATATGGATGAATAAAGTTTCCGTAAGCAATATCATAAAGTTCTTTGTCAAGAGATTTACGATATAGTGCAACAACTTCTAGTTTAGATGCACGAAGTTTCTGACATTCGCAATCTGTTGGAACAGATACAACATCAGCAGGGTTAATCTTAACTATCACAAGATTACCACCACCATTGAAACTCTTTGCATATTCTTCTGACCCAGCGTGATAACCAGCAGAACAACCAACATCTGCATTATCACAAACTTGATTTCTTGCCATCTCACGGACTTGGCCGATAGCAAAATTATGTTTGCCACTATACCAATCAGTAAAATCTGATCTAACACTCTTGTATGCAAGGAAATCGCCATCTGGTGTGAGAGGCATTTTCTTATGCTCCAAGAATTTGTAGAGTTCATTAACTGCTCTACGAGAAGGATTTGCCATTAGCTTATCAAGAAACTTAACAAGAGGCTCATAAGGCAAACCATTCTTAATAAAGTTCAAGATTCTATCTACAACGATATTATGAATTTCTTCGCCAGCATAAGTTACAAGACCATCACGGACTTCAATCTTGCCGTGAGAGAATCGTGCAATAGCTTTGCTCTTGTCGAGAATATCTGGAAGATCGCTAAACCTTCCTTCTCTGATTGCGGTGATAGCGTCATTCCAAACTG